CACTTTAGCTTCTTCATTTTTCTTGGTATCACAACCACACATCTTAACTTCTTCGTTTGTAATTTTATCAGTCTTTTCTTTCTTAAATACAATAACAGACTCATCCAAGTCAATGCTATTATAAAACTCCAGCTGTTCTTCTTCTGTTTTAAAATTCATATTAGGTATCTCCGCGTAATGTAGCGTTCATTCTGCTAAGACGCTTTGATTGCGTTTTGCGCTTTGTAAACTTCGTCTTTCTAACACGTGACCCTTTTTTCATTCTAGCAGACTTCTTACCGATACGGACACGCTTGGGGTCTTTACGTATGCCACACTTATCGGGCGTTACAACCATTCTACCAGATTTTGGCCCACTTGTACACCTGTACTGTCTAACAAACTTATCACCGTATCTGCGGAACTGTCTGTCTACGGTCTCTGCGAGTTGCATCAACTCACCATTATGTATAAACTCAGCTATCTCATTTAATATTGAATTAATGATCTTAACATCATCATCCGATAGGTCATTTTCTCTAAGTATTTTACGTAGTTCTTGTATGTCTTCAATTGAGGTCTCTATTTCATCAACTACAAACACCGCCTGTTCAGCAATTATCTGATTTTCCGTAATAACTGTCTCATTTAAAATCGAATCAATCTTCATATTGGTTACCTATTCCCGTTTTGATTGCCATCGGCTTGGTCATTAGCTGCAGCATCCGCTGCTTCCTGATCCTTTGATAGTTCATCATTCTTTTTATTCATCGTAGCATTATATCGTTCTTGACTACGAGCGGCATTCATTTTTATTCTAAGTTCACGCCCTGCCGCATTCTGTTGCTCTCGCTTAAACTTTATAGTAGCCTGATCGTCGGTAGGTTCTGCCCTATATTTTGTTGCGACTATTGACATTTGCCTACGTAATGATGCCGTGGTATCTGCGCTATCCAACTCCAAAAGGGTTGATTTAAACATTGGCGAAAACCCTTCACCTAACCCCCTTTTCTTTTTATAGTTGAACTTTGCTAGGTTTGCCATTTCCTTTGAGCGTTTTTCTTTATCTTTTTCTGCTTCCATTTCTGCCTGTGCTGAGACCATCTCTTCTTGTGATTTCATTTCATTCTTGGATGAACGTAGGGCCATCTCAGCCTGCTTAGCCCTAGCCTTCTCAGCCTCAGCTTCAGCCTGTGCAGTTTCCTTTTCATTCTGTGACTTAAGCATTCCAAGTACAGCTGTTAATAGGCTTTCTTTATCATTAGCCTCATCGAAGTCTGATCCAACTTCTTCGTCGCCCATACCTTCGTCATCACCCATGTCGCCCATACCTTCGTCATCACCCATGCCATCTTCATCGCCCATACCCTCGTCATCACCCATACCCTCGTCATCACCCATGTCGCCCATACCCTCGTCATCACCCATACCCTCTGCTTCAGGTAGGCTATTACTTATATCGTCAGCATTGTATACTGCATCGGATGGGATTGTTGGGAATTGAACATCTACTATAGTAAATTGGTCTTTTAGCTCGTATAGCAATTCAGCCAAAGTCTTATTTTCACCTTTGCCAGTTTTTTTATACTCCAACACATCAGCAAGAACCATAGCAACAGAGCTTTCGAAGTCTTCGGCCTGTTGAAGTGGGATAGTTACCAACATCATGTTGCCGGTATCATCCTGCACACCATATGTTATTATATCTTTATCGTCATTTTCACCTTGCTGTTGTATATTTTTTAATCGCGAAGTTGCATCATCCAATTGGTATGGAAACCCAGCAGTCTCATTTATCTTTGATACTGACCCTGTAAGGTGCGGTGGTACTGGTTTAAATTGACCACGGTTAGCCACCTTCGCGTGGAACTTGACCATAAAGTCTTTAAGGGACAGTCGGCTCTGCATACCACCCAGCCTATTACTGGGAACCGTAGCAATAGAACCGGCTCCTGTTGATCCACCAGCTGCTGTTTCATTGACGTTTTTCATGTTTATCCTCAAATCTTTAGTTATATTTATAAGTATGATACTATGTTAGTTATTAATTAAACTGTTCTTTTTCAGTTAAAACCCGGAAGGTGATGCCATGCTGCATGCACCACCCTCTGGCCGCTTCCCATTTTAGTTGATTTTTCATATATGCTTGGTTCTCAAACATCTTTGTTTTAGGATTCTTAGACCTAGATGGCTTAGCCTGTTTAGCTGGTTTTATTTCGATCAATTCCCTGCATGTTTTCCCATCACTATATCTGATAAACTCCATGTATAAATCAGGGTAGTACTTTGCTGGCCTAACCCCACCGTTTGCGGTTGGCATGCTATAGAGTATGACTATTTCCTCAGACGACCATTTAATTACATTTGGGTTGCCATCACAGAATAGAAATGCTTCCAGTTCCCACGATGACCGATAGAATACCTTGTTAACATCCCCATCATACTTTTCAGGATTCCTAACGGTATAGTAATTTTGTTGCCAGCCCATTAAACTATCATCCAATGAATACGTCTAGTACAGGTGGGAGATCAACTTCCGGTTTAAAGTCTGTTATTTTAGGTAGGAACTCGTTGAGCAGTGATGTAGGTGTAAAGAACGCGCCCACTGTCTGTAGCACTGAAATGTCAGGTATAGTATCCAACCGTTTGTATTTGCGTATTAATCGTTCAGCATCTCGCCAGCGAGACAGTGCATCATTAAGAGTATAATCCTTTTGTATATTTTCTGGATCAACGTATGTGACTTTATTTCCTGCTGACTTTGGTGAGCTAATATATACGGAATCATACACAAACGTCATCATGAGTGTGCTAGCATCTGATTGTGACATGTCTAACTCATCTAATGTCATATTAACCATTTTGGGGTTTATGTACTGGTATTCAACATATTGTATATTTGCCGTGTCATATGCACTAGCTCCCCCCGCATCAGAACCAAGGTCTTGAGAAGCAACAGCATCCCCGTCTAACCTGTTAACCATTTGACTAAAAAACCAATGGCGTATAGTTATATCTGAAATTATACCAGACTCCTGACCACCCAGTAATGGGCCAAGGGAACCAGTACCACCCCTGACATTTGCACCATTTGCATCGGTTTGACCAAACCCAGTATTAAGTGCGCCGTCACTTTCAAGCCTCTCCCGTGTAGCCATTGTTTTGCTGACATTCGCAATTGGGCTTATACTTTTAATATACGTTTCAAATATATCATGCGCATGGTTAGCGACATCATCAAACATAGTCACATTCATTGTACCATAATCTACTTTTGTTGCTACTTTAGATCTATAGTTATAAAAATTCACATCTTGATATACGACTGTTGGGTTTGGCCTAGATGCCTGTTTTACAGCAAATGTCATCGGGGTGCTCATACGAACATCACCGTTTGATTTAAGGTAGTCGGCTGCGTTGTTCCTAAAATTAAAGGATACTGTATAATTAAATTTAAGCTTTGGGCGTTTAGCGGTTGCTAAGTCATCTTGAACGAACCCAGCCACGTCACCATCCACTCCATTGGGGAGGACATCTGCCCTTCTAGACAGGATAATATTCTTACCTTTATTTGTTGGTGTGGCCATATTTATCTCCCCATATAATAGTATTTATAAAAAAGGAAGGCTCGAATTACGAGCCTTCCTTTATACTTATTTTATACACCATACTATAGGTTATAAAATGAAACCAGCACCAGTAGAACCGGCACCACCAGTAGCCTTACCAGTGATCTTGTCTGGGTTGATGTTCTGACGGGCATGGTCAAATCGTAAAGTAATAGTAACTTTAAGAGTTTCTGATGCAGTGTAGTCCAAATCATTGTAATCAATGTTCTGTATATACGTGCCTTCTAATACCCAAGTTTCAACGATATTCGTTCCACCATCCAAAAGATCCATCTTAACAGCGAACTTGTAGTCCTGACCAGATGCAGCTGAAGTCAATCTTGGTGCTGCGTTCAAGCCTATGATGTTCTGTTGAAGTTCAAGTTGCTCCTGCAATGCTGAAGTTACGCCACCATTAAGGTCATCTTCAAACTGAATATCAAGAGTTTCAAATTCATGCTTACCAGCAATGTATACCTTTGAGTTATAACGATCAAGCACGATATCGGCAAACTGTAGTTTTGGTCTACCGGCAGTTATAGCGTTCAATCGCAATGGCTCGCTATCACCCGCCATGTTTTGGAAGGTTATTGCCCATTTGTGCTTTAGACGCGGTTGAGCGATCCCACCACCGTCAACACCTAAATCTGTAATTAATGCCATGTTGTATTTCTCCAATAAGAGTTTGTTTAATTATTTATCAGATGTGCACTTATTTTTTACATGTTTTGGGATGTATTGCATATAAATACATATACAATAAGGAGTTTTTTAATATGGGTAGTCTAAAAAGGTATATCGCAGAGTCTATTCTCAGTGAAAAGAATAACGTTGAGGCAAATGCTGACCTAATATATCAAAAAGTATTAGATGTTCTGGATCATGCCCACATTGATTTTAGTGACACTAAGATTGAATTCCACATAGGTAGGATCATTAAAAATAGCGATATCGACATTGATATGGTTATCCGTAGTGGTGAATCCGATAGTGTTAGGCTTGGTAAAAATAAACAAAAGGGTGATTATACTATAGTTGTTGATGTTACGTCTGACCTACCTCTTAGAAGTGAAATAGATGCATTCTTAGCTAAGGATAGGACTCGGGCACTAGCCATTAAAAGTATAATATCTAAGTACTTAAGTGACAAGTATTTGGAGAATGGTATTAATACTGTTCGTACAAAATATGAAGAGGATGCCAGCTACAATAAGGCATTTGAACATAAGTATGAGGCTATAATTTCAAAATTAAAAGATCTTATGGAAGAAGTCCAAGGTACTATAAGTGAGCTTAAAAGTGAAATGGATACTGAGGATACCGGTAAGCGTGAAACGTGCAAGCGTGCCATGAAGTCTGTAATTAAAGATTCTTTCGGTGATAACTTTAATGAATTTAAAAAGGTCGTTAATGGTATGATGACAGATGCGGGTGATCTTAGTAAAGAAAATAAAGAGAAGTTGTACAATAGGTTAGAAAGTTTTTATGATCAACGAATAAAACCTTTATTAGAGAAATAAAAAAAGGGGCCTAAGCCCCTTTTTTGTTTCCGCTATTTATCTTAGTTGATAATAGCATCAGTCCTTACAAGTCGTAAATCAACAAGTATAAACTCAACAGCCTTCACTGGCTTGATCGCTATATCAACAATCAATTCACTACGATCAAGAACATCAGGTGTGTTGTTTCCATCGTCAACCTGCGTTGCAAAGTCATACAATGCCCTTCGGCTAAGTAGTGATCCCAAGTAACTATCTGTTGCTGCCTTAACGTTCTGGCGAGTAAGGTCATCGTTTGGCTCAAACAAGAAGTCGAATAAGCTATGACGTAATTCGCGTCGAATATGTGCAGTCAGTCTAGAAACGTTAACACGGTCAAGTGCTGAGTTTGCAGATTGTGTAGTATTTTGTGACATTAAGACAATACTTCTATTTCTGACGCGTGCAAAGTAGTTGATGTCTACTGCGAACAACGTATCTTGTGTTCCTTTGTCAACGTTATTAACTACGAAAGTAGTAGCTGTTCCAAGGTTTCCATAAACATACCCAATATCATTCAAGTGTGATGCCGTACCACGGGTTGGACCAGCTGGGCCATACCACAGTTCAGTATCTCGGTCACTTATTGCATAAGTTCGCAATGCAGACGATGCAGCTGAAGTCATAATATTTACACCATCAGTGTTGCTAGATAAGCCATGTGGATAGTAATATGCAACCATGTTACTGAACACCTTGTTATCTTCCTGCCATTCAACTAGGCCATTTGGTCCAGTTGGTGCACGATTAAACGGTGTGTCTGCGATAACAAATACTTCATTATCTAGGTCATTAGTAAGCCTAACCAACTCATCTGTTGTTTCCCAATAACCAGCACATATTGCTAGATTGTAGTCATATCGATCAGACCTAAATAGGCTGTTTGGGTTATTGATTGCACCTTGCAGTTGAGTAACAATAGCTGCACGTCGTGCTGCATCATTTCCACCTAACGATGTTAGGTTTTTGAACTCAAGTGTGTTATCAAAATCTGCAGCACCGGCTAGTAGAACACCTTCACCTTCACTTGCAGTAAACTCTGTTGCGGAAACACTACCAGCACTCCAACCGTCAACTATAGATGTAAGCCCATCGTATGTGTCAACAATAGACGTGAAATCATCAGTATATATGTCAAGGGGTGATGGTCCTACTCCGTCAACCGGGGTTTCGAATGTGCTGAACAGGTTGGTGTTTGCGAACAATGCCGCAGTACCAGAGAACCCATCAGAGAGCACCTCAATTGAAGATGTTGCACCAGCTAGACCAGAGGTAATTCGGATACAACCAGAGATTATCTCAACAACTGTGCCCGCGTCTCCAGTTACACCTTGAATATCAGCTTCAATTTCAGATATAAGTTCAACAAAGGTTTGTGCATCTTGTCCAGCGATTGAAACGTTGAATGTGTTGCTACCACCGTTGTCAACTACAGCTACTTCAAATCCATAAAGAGTTGTGTCGTTATTAAGTCCAGTTACGTCTAGGCCAGTGATGTTACCACCTGTATCATCGTAACAGATGTCTTGGTATCCAGCAATATCAGTAGTATGATCTTGTAGGAAATCCAATTCAAATTGTGAAGAACTAAATGAATATGAGTCAAATACCTGAACCATAGCTTCGTCAACCAGTGTTTTTAGTTCAACGTTGGTTACCGTCTGCTTATAGCCGGGAGATGCAGGCACTAATCCATTTGCACTATTATATTCTTCAATATAATTTGTGATCAATGTGTTAAGCGTGTCGCCAGCTTCACTAACCTTTGCTGTCCACAGTGCCTTAACATTAGTGTAGGTATCATCTAAGTTTACGTTAGCACGAACAACATATGCAACATTGCCGATTTCTAGGAACTTGTTTAGTGCGTCAAGGCCATACTCGTTACGAGCATCACCATGGTGTGGTTGTCCAGCACTATCTACTAGGAAGTTTGGTGTTCCATATAATGCCAGTGATTGTGATAGACTAGTCACAGTCCTAATTACATTATTTTCATATGTACCTAGTGCTGGGGTTACTCCATCTGGTTGTGCTTTTTCATCAGCCGTAGCTATGAAAATTATTGGTACAGTTGATTGACGGCCCGGAACATAAAAGGACTCGTCTATTACTGATACTGCCACTCCGGGGCTTACTAATTTTGCCATGCTGATATCTCCTCATAAGTTATCGTTATTACTATTTATGACGAGTGTAACTGTTTCTTGTAAAATTGATTATATTATTGGGGTTTATCCCAATCTTCAGCAGAAATTATGAATGGGTCAATGCCACCATAGTTTATACTAGCAAAATCATTGGATGCCGCAACACGCAATTGTATCTCTTTGATTATTTCATTACGCAAATTAACAGGCGATGATAGGTACATCACATAACTAAACTGTATAGTGGATGATACTATTCTACTGTCTGTACCTGCTGGGTAATTCTCATCTAATGCTATACCCCGTAAGAATACATCTATAACACTTTGTTGGTTGCCGTATGCATCGGATACCTGTATCTGCAGTGAGGGGTTAAACAATAATAATATCTGTTCAAGTAACTGAAAATGGTGGTCAGTGTTAGATGTGTTTAGTGCCACTTCCATTTGTATTTCGTATGGGACTGGCTTAATCATAGAGTGTTGCTGTAAGTCGTCTGGTATGGACCCACCACGCTTTAACTTTATCTCTTTACGTTCTTGGCTTTGCCCAGCAAGCCTATCGGTGGCTAGGTCAATCCCCGTTATTTGGGCACTCATAATTGGAAGCCTCAATAACTTATTCTGTGTTTGTTCTGAAAAGATATGGGATACTACTCTATCCCTACTACCATACACGATAGGTACGGCTATAAGGTTACTTGCAGAGTTAAAATCATTTTTACCTGTGGAGACTTTTAGTCCAGTGAATATCGCCATGAACTGGATGATATGCTTTCTGAATTGCTCGTTGTAGTAATAGTTGCCTAATGTTGGTGTGTCCACGTTATGATCCTCATCCTTTATATATTGCGTTCGTGCCTTAGCCGGTTATAATATTGTAAATTCTAATTGGATTACTGGCCTATAATTCCAAGTATTAAACGCCCCGTCATTGACTACATATGCCCCCCCGTCATCAGTTTCATCCGAAAATGATAGCCCACCACTAACTGTTTCAATAGGCATCCTGCCAGTTGCATTCCAATTTACAGGGCATTGCCCCCAAGCCCACGCTATTGATAGGTTATTCCCCGGAGTCAAAGTAAATGGGGTATCTAGTATGAATTCCTTGTATTCCCCAGCAGTAAAGCTTTCTGGTGATGGGGTCTTTACTACAGTAAACCCAGAGCCAGATGTATTAGTAGTAATTCCCGAAGTGGTAAGTTTCATACCAATTCCGTAATCTGGGAGCGGTTGATAGAGTGGTTGTTCAGTTACTAGGAATCTCATTTTACTTATAACTAAATTGCTCGTGCCATTCGCCCCAAATGCCGCCCTCAATTCAGCCTCACTATACGTGGTTGTGATTATGGTTCTTCTATAATATATGTTTACTGGTGATGCGTCTTGGTTACCACTAACACCATCTGCCAACAGTATGTCACCTGACCACGTGATGTACACTGGGGTTGGGGTTGGGGTTATTGTTGGGGTTACTGATGCATTTACTGTCAGTGTTGGGGTTGGGGTTGGGGTTGCTGTCTGGGTAACAGTTTGCGTCGGTGTAACTGTTGGCGCAGCAAATAAGTATGATGAGACATTACTAATCATGTTGTTAAGGGAAGATGTAAAGTAGCCGTATGCGACAATCATATACCCCGCGTCTGATATGGCAACATCTTTACCAAAATCGTAAACATTTTTTAAATTACCACTAACATCATCATTAATATTGGCATATTCATGTAAAAATCGATAGTCTGCTTCCCCGGTTGATATGTTGATTAAATAACAGGCTCCCTTTATATCATTATCACCCTCCCTATTAGCGCCGACAATGATATGCGTACTGTTCATGTCAAGGGCAGCGCCGAACCTATCACCTATTGGCCCATTGCCGTATGCATCTGGGTTTACTATAGATCGTATTAATGCACCCGTGGATGGTTGGAAAAGGTGCACCTCACCTGAGAATGATTCCTTATCTTGAAGGGCAAATGGTATAGTGTTTGAATATGCTTGGCTTGCACCGATTGCCAAATAATCCCCCACCATCGACATACTTGTACCAAAAAGACTATACCCAGCATACCTTCCGGTAATCACGGGTTTTGTTAGGGTGGTTAGCAGTGCACCCGTAGTAACGTTGAATATGTAGCTTCTTGGTGTGAGGCGACCGATGGCTGGGGCACCACAGCATGCATAATTTCCTGATATTGCAACCGCGTACCCGAAGTGATCACTCGTAAATGTTGGGTTTAGTGTTTGTACTAATGCACCCGTAATTATATCAAAAATGTATGCCCTCCCAGTGTTGCTACTATATCCATATGAGCCGACTATCACATGTGTGTCGGAAACGTCAAAGCTGTTAGTAACTCCTCCAAAATTATACAAAGTGCCTTCTGGGTTTGTAATGGTTGTCACTGGTACTGTAGGGGTTCCACTAACCATGTCATATACAAATATCATTCGGTTGTTTACTGCGCTACGCCCACTTACAACAACATAATTATTATGGGCAGCAACAACTTCTCCAAATTCGAAATTACCAAGGGGGTTTGTAATTGTGTGTAATAAATCGCCAGTTATAGCATCACGAACAAACACTGTGTTAGTTTCATACTCACCGATAACTTGATAGGCATCTGACATTGCCACCGAAGAAATTTCGTAATTTGTAGATTCGACATCGTTCTCGTACAGTATTATCTGCTGTGCTAGTGGCGTAACGGTTGGTGTTGGTGTTGGTGTTGGTGAAATCGCAGCAAACCTATCAGAAAGATCATACACATGGACATGCCCTGCTTCCGTTCCAGCTTCAGAATTTCGATTATCTGATATTACAAATGTGTCGCCAATTGCAGCCATAGATTTTCCCAAGAAACCGTACCCAGTATCGTTCAGGTATGGTATTTGGGCAGCACCCGGCTGTGGTGTTTTGAATAAAAACGCACCAGTTGGCAAATCGTATACAAAAACCCACCCGCGTTGAGTTATTAGATCAATAAGTGGTAGTACTAATTTACCATTACTCATAACTCCTGTAGTGTTAATGGTATCATATCCTGTGGGTGGTACTATAGAATATAATAAGACATTACTCCCTATACCCACATCATATACACGGTCATTTATCAATACATAATTATTATATATTGTAAGATAGCGGCTAGCATACGGAACTGTGGTTAGTAGTGAAAGGTTAGTATCATATATTCTAGTTTCGGTATTATTGTAATTTATTGCAATTAAATTGCCGTGTATTACGACCCTATGTTTCGCGAGTTGGGTGATTTGGGTTAAAGTATCGTTTAGAACTGAATATCTATATGCCGCCCCATTTCTAGTTAGGCCCGAGTATTCAGACCGAACAATGAGGTTATCACCATAAAACGAAATGCTCCTGCCAAAGTAGATATTATTAGCAGATATGCCATCTGTTATAAACTTGAATGGTTCCGTCGGTGTGACACTATCCATATCATACAGATATACCCCACCTTTAAAGTTGTAATTACTAACAGTAAAAACCCTCATGTTTGGTGACCCGATAGCAATTATGTTATCACTAGATATTGCCACAGAAAAACCCCACAAGGCATCAGCATAAAGGGTTGACGACCCGGACACGTATATTACTCTGTCTTCTGGGTTTTCTAATGTGTGTACCAATTCTCTTGTTGTTGCATCAAATACATATACCATTCCCATTTTCTTAGATGGGAACTCTGCAGTCCCCTGCCCATATGCGCCAACAACTATATAGTTGGCATTAGCATCAATGGTTCTTACATCCTGTGCATCGTAGTTAGAACTATCCCCAAAACCATCACCACTAGAATTGCCATAAGTGTTTGGGTTTGCAATACTATCAATGGGGGGCAGGTACACTGTTGTTGGTGTTGGTGTTGGTGAAAGAACTACACCAGTGGGCGTAACAGTTGGTGTTACTGTTTGTGTTACCGTCGCTGTTGGTGTTACTGTTTGTGTTACCGTCGCTGTTGGTGTTACTGTTTGTGTTGGTGTTACTGTTTGTGTTGGTGTGAGTGCTACTGATGTAAGTAATATTCTTTCTTCTATATTAAGAAATATTGTTGTACTATTAACTATCTGGCCTACTCGCTGCAGAGATATCCTAGGTGATAAGCTCACACTTACTTCACCGTCCTTACCCACAAACACTGGCGATCCCGGATCATTTGTGAAGTTCCACATAGGGTTGCTTACATATCCACCAGTAACATAATTGCCAACGCCACCAGTAGGTATGCTATCTATGGCAATACCTATGCACGGTCCCGATGTTAGCACAACTGAAGATACCGCTCCAATATCATTATTTTCCCTAAACGATACTAATTGAAATTTATCTATGTACTGGACCGCACGTGCAATATGTTGTTCAACTTCTGATTTATATGAATTGTGTGGGCTGCTTGTTATGTTAATAGGTGATTCTGTAGTTAGTAGTGTGCCATTCTTACGAGTTAGTGGCCCAGTGTTATCAAACAACAAGTAACCTATTATTACATCTTCGTGTATTTCTACTTGGGTTCCAGTAGAGTATATTTCTAAACTAGTACCTGATGTTATTTTACCAGCAAATACTCGTATTTTCCTTACCCAATCATCGCCATCCCAAACAGACATATCAGTTGTTACTGTATCAAAGTAATGTTGGCCTATCCCAGCACTAGTTGGTTTTAGATTACCATATACCGGCTCTAGGGTTGTTGTGCCGAATGTTCTAATGCCAGTAGTGGTGGAGATATCCCAGTATAACCAATAGTCAGTCCCAACATCAAATGGTCCTGACCACGCACCACTAATGTTTTCATTTTCCACATGCAGGTAATTTGTGTCTTTATCTGCGAAGGTTAATTCTACTGGTAATAAATCGGTGAATAGGTCAACGAACCCACCTGAAAGCACAAGGTATGGTGGTGTTGTTTGATAGGATATTATCCCCTGCCTAAATGATATTAACATAATATGTTTGCATTATTATAATACTGATCCTAATTGTTGGTGTATTCATTTTGTGTTCCCTATTAGGTATATATTACACTGGTGACAGCTTCAACCTGAATACTGGTCGCCATGGCTCACTCCAATCAGCCGGGTCATCCACGGCAAATGTACCCGCAGTATCCAGACCATTTATATACATTATCCCGGCACCCGATGGTGTGTATCCAGTATTAGTCCAAGCTGTGGTGTCACCCCAAGCCCACGATACTACCAAATTGTTGCCTTCTGTCCACTGCAATGGGGTATCAAACGTGAACTCCTTAACAACTCCAGTAGTAAAGCTTTCAGGTGAGGGTGATTTTACTATTGTGAACGTGCCACCGTTTGTCCCTGAATTGTCAAGCGTTATATCATTTGTTGTTAGTTTCATACCAATCCCGTAATCAGGGAACGGTTGGTTATCTGGTTGTAGATCCACGTCAAACTCCATGCCCAGTATATTTACAGTAGTATTGCCACCAGTAATAGCCAACACTTCAGCAGAACTATATGTGGCTATTAATAGGTATCTATGATAAACATTACTATTGGGCATGGTATATATGTCACCTTGTGAAGCTGGCACAACAGTAGCTATTATATCCCCACTTAAGAACTCGTACACTGGTGTGGGTGTGGGTGTCACTGTCGGTGTTACGGATGCATTTACCGTTAACGTTGGTGTTGGTGTAAGCGTTGATGCTGGTGTTGGTGTTGGTGTTGCGATTACATGTCGATACACATATACCCTCCCTGTGCCGTCATTAAATGATGCATAGTTTTCACCATATGCCGTATTATATGCACCCACAACTGCATAATTTTCAGATATTGCTATACCGTGCCCAAAGTAATTAAATGCTGCGTACCCGTCAAAAGTAGTACCAACAACAACACCACCCGTAACAGGGTTGTCGTACTGGTATTTCAAATCTCCCGTTACTATGTCATATATGTATGCCTTGCCCACAGTTGAACCCTCAAGAGATTTCTGGGCTTCTGCGCCAACCATTAAGTTACTGCCATAAATTTTTATCGACGCGCCAAATCTGGCATTATATCCTTCACCCGCCGGGTTATTTATTGTGCGTGTCAACCCCCCCGTTGATGCATCATATAGGTAGACACTGCCTGATATTGTTTGTCCTTCTCGACTTGCAAATGGTGCGCCCACCGCAATAACATTACCTTCGATAGCCACGGACGCCCCAAAATAATCATAATTAAAGTATAATGCGGTGGAACTTGTTGGATTATCTAATGTGTATACCGGAATAGTCGGAGTCCCACTAGTGAGGTCATATATGTACGCTTTTCCATTCGTAATAGAAAAACCAGTTATAACAACATCTTCACTCTCTCGCATTGCACCAATAATTACACTATTCCCATCCATTGCAACACCTGAACCAAAATAATCATTAAGTGCTGTCCCATGAGCATTTGGGTTCTCGAACGTGTGTATTGGGGTGGTCGGTGTACCACCAGCCATGTCGTATATGTATGCCCTGCCCGTATTTGCGGCTGCACCATCAAATAGTGTGTCACCAACTATTAAAAATGCTCCACTTAACCCAATCCCGCGAGATGGTTGACCATACACACTCAAGTTGCTGCCAGCAACATTAAATGTAAATAGTAGTGCCCTTGTTGATGCGTTATATGCATACACATTAGTTTCTGACCTAATTATTAGGTAATTTGCGTTCATCTCCAAGCTCATACCAAATTCATCGGTTGATGCCAGTGGGTTGCTTATTGTTTCTAATAAAGTACCGGTCAATATGTCATATACATATACTTCCCCGTTGTTGTTATTGTACGCAGGTGCCCCCACACATAACAAGTCACCGTATAATGCGATAGCGTACCCGTAAAATAAGTCTGTAGGTGCGGCATATGGGTTATTCAAAGTATAGCTGTACGAATTATATGAAGCAGTCGGTGTTGGTGTTACCGTATTTGTGGTTGCCGGTGTGTATGCTGGCACGTTTGAAACTGTTAATATGTTGTATATGTATGATGCCCCACCATATTGAGAAAGTGTGTTGTTTGATTCATATGGTGCACCTACTATAACAGTTTCATTGGATATGCTTACACTAAACCCAAACCACGATTGGTTTGCATCCCCTGTTCCGGGGTAATCGAATGTGTACTCCAACAGCCCAGTTGTAACATTAATTAAATATGCCATGCCATATATGTTGCCCTCAGTTGCACCAACGACTGCGTAATTCCCACTAAGGCTAACACTCGACCCAAATTCACCACCTGTGGTGTTATTGTAACTTGGGATGGAGTATGTTAATGTTGGGGTTCCACTAGTGAGGTCATATATGTATATTGCACCCACCTTGGCGGCAAGTGCATTAACTTCATCCGGTGCACCAACAATAAGATAGTTTCCATCAATTGCAACCGCGTTTCCAAATCTATCACCAACTAATGTGCCATTAACAGTTGTACCATTAAGGTTTGGATTTAATATCGTGTGTGTTGGCGTTGCGGGTGTCGTTCCTAGCATATCATACACATACACCACACCACCATTGTCCTCATATGGTGCCCCCACTATTGCATATCTACCACTTGCGGCAACAGCAAACCCAAAATTATCAAAGGCTGTAAGGCCGTATGGGTTTGGGTTCACTAGAGTGTGTAATAATGTTCCGGTGCTGGCGCTGTACACATATGCCTCACCATCGTTAAAGTCACCAACCCTATAAGCCCCTATAACACAATAATCGTCACTCAATGCTACTGCCGAACCAAAGGCTTCACTAGCTGTGTTCAAATTTGGATTCCTGAGTGTGAGTGTGACTTCACCAGTGCCAACGTCAAACATGTATACCACACCAGCACCTCTACTAGCCTCAGTCTCTTCATCTATTGCTGAGATTAATGCGCGATTCCCATGCATTGCAACTGCTGCGCCAAACTCGTCACCCTCCGAGAAACTGTAATCGTTTGGGTTGTATAGTGTCCGAATAACATCGCCACTATTTACATTTATAATATATGCTATTCCGTTGTCGCTGGCAAAGTCCTCTGTCCCAACGTAAGATTCCTTTGGAGCACCAACGATGGCATAGTTCCCCCATGTTGAAACAGTATACCCAAATGAATCATTATTACTAAACCAATGTGGATTGGGGTCTATTATTGAATGCCGTAGTACTGGAAGTGATACGCCCGTGGGACTTGGAGTTAATGTTGTGGTTGGCGTATATGTTGGAGTTAATGTCGGTGTTAATGTTGGTGCAGCTGTTAGGGTTGGGGTTACCGTTCCAGTTGCAGTTGGGGTTGGTGTTACCGTTCCAGTTGCTGTTGGTGTTGGTGTTAGTGATATAACTGGTGCATTTATTTTTAACCTATCACGGATATCTAGGAATATTGTATTCGGTGTAACAACCTTTCCCACAATTTGAATTGATGTGTTATCTGGAACATCTGTAGTTATCTCACCTGAAAGCCCAACAAACAATAATGTACCGGCTGGCTTAGAAAAATTCCAAGCACCATTGTAAATGTGCCCACTTGTTGCAAATTTATTAATATCATCCTTCATTATATCGTTTACAGAAACACCCACACATTGACCATTCACAATATCAATATAAGATGCCACACCTAACTTGGATGGTCCTTTCCATGTTACCGCGTGAAATTTTGGAATATTTTCAATAGCCTTAGCCTTTATCTGGAACTGTTCAAGCTTAAATGAGTTTGAAGGATTTTCCGAAGAATGTACTATAGTTTCAGATGTTAGGAAAGAACCATACGACCTCATTACGGGTTCATCGTTAACATCAAATATTATCTCACCAGCCTTCCGTGTTTGGTTTAGTTTTATCTGAGAACCAACATCTAATATAGCTATCTTCCCTGCTAATATGTTGGATGTAAATACTCTTATTCTTTCTTTCCAGTATGAACCAGTCCACACTAACATCTTATTAATTGTTGTGTCAAAGAAGTGTTGATCTTTACTTGGCTTGGTTGGTTGTGTTCGTCCGAAGGTTGGTTCAAGTGTGGTCTTACCAAATGTTCGCACAGCAGTAGTAGTATCTATATCAACATATAACCAATAATTTGATGTTCTTGAAAAAGGCCCAACCCATGCATTCGCTACAGTCTCAAGTTCGGTATGTAAATAATCGGTTACACCGTGGGCCAGAGTAAATATGGTAGGCGAAGAATCCGCATTAAGGTTAACATTCCCATTGGAGAGTGCTATAAACCTAATGGACTCTTGCTTTGATACTATACCTTGTCGTATTGTTGTAAGCATTACACTTTATACTCATAATTATTTAACATATGGGTATTTATAGTCTATGGTTTTCTTTGCTAATCAACAACTCCACAACCATTACCACCAATGCCTTTATATACCAAGAAGTTTACCCTACCTGCCGTTGGAACCCCAAATTTAACAGTAAACGTATTGCCATCATTTATTACTACTCCATCGGGGTCTACTAAAATATCATTAACAAATACTTGCATAACGATTAACATGGTGTCATTATTGTGAGTCACAACCCAATCGGTGAGTGATGTGAATATTTCAGAATATGGGCACATTGTCGATTCTTTGGGATCAAGTAATATACTCTCACCAGTGATCACATTCTTGTATAATTGTTTAAGGTCCATATTAATCCTAATAGTATATTATATTTATGCTGGGAACCCAGTTGGTGATGGTGTTGGGGTTACCACTACACCCGATGGTGTCGGGGTAATTGTCATTGCTGGAGTTACTGTTGGTGTTACGGTTGGTGTTACTGTTGCGTAGTTATCCAGTATGATAAGTTGTGGTTGAATATCAATAAAAATTATATTAGGTGACACTACATGTCCTAACTTTTGAATAGATCCACCTGTTGGGATGGTAGTAGTAAGCTCACCATCTGCCCCGCAGTATATATGGGCCAATGGTTTGTCAGTGAAATTAAATAAATCTCTATTCTCTATATATCCAAAAGTTATAAGAGGTGTTGTGTTTCCACCATTAACAAGGTTTTCAGTTATACCAACCACCTCAGATGTTATTATAAAGTTTGATGCTAATTTGATAGTATTTTGACCACTCATAATCACAGCACGGTACTTTGGTATGGTAGTGTCTGCAACCAGCCCATTGTCTAACCTATCAAACTTTACATTACTGATTTGGCCAACATCTTGAATCCCATCACCAGTTTCCGTAACAAATACGAAGTTGCCATCTGACAATTCTTTAACTACTGGCTTTCCGTCTCTAAAGAACCTTATCGGATGCGCATAGTAATTTCCTATGCTATCTATTTGTGAATTTGCACCTAACATTGCTATGTTAGTCCCAGATACTGACCCAGAAAAAACTCGTATCTTTTTAGTCCAGACGCCCCCATTCCACACCAACATTCGGTTTTCAACTTTATTAAAAAAGTGTTGATCTATTTCTGGTGTCGTTGGTAATGTATTGCCGTATGTTGGCTCTAGGAGTGTAGTACCATATGATACTCTACCAGTAGCTTGATCTATATCCCAGTACAAATACTGTGTACTACTACCAAACGGGCCTTTCCATGCAGACTCAACAGTTGCTGGCTCCTTCACATGATAGTTTACCGTACCATGTGATATTATCAACCCAATTGTATCCACTATAACCAAATCAATATTACCAGCACTGTTTAATGATAAGTATCTTTTAGATCTACTTGTCAGAAAAATACCCTGTAAAATACTAAACTTCATACTATGTCCCAGAAGTTGGAGTAGGTGTGGGTTCTGGTGTTGAAGAAACCACTGGAGTATTTGCTGGTGTTGCCGACGGTAATGGTGTGGACGCACTTGAGCTTCCCGGAGTAGCGTTTGGTGTCAGGGTGGGCGTCGGTGTCACATTAGGTGTAAGTGTCGGTGTCGGTGTCACATCAACGGCTGAGGTGGCACTGGGGCTAACATCTATAGTCGGGGTTGGTGTTAGTACTGGTGAAGACACATCCGGTACAACATCTACCAACGCACCACCATCATACTCAAAACCCAATATAGACTCAACGACCGCATTCCATAGGGTTACGTCAATTTTATCAAATTGTCTTTCCCTGAACATTTTCCATTCGGTATGTACATTTTTTCGGTTTAGTTCAGATATATTAGGACTATCTAGCCTATCACGTAAACTGAAATCCTTAGTGAACCTCAGTGTATAAGTGTCCTCAGTGGGAACAGTGCCACCAATACCCTTGACAACTAACCTAGTATATGCATATGGGAATTCGTATGACAAGTTAAGAACATCTGATGAGATGGATGCACTTATGTCGGTTAGCTTATCAGGTATCATGTACGGTGTTGGTATATTTCCCAAACCCTTATTGATTGTGAATAATGTGGTCTTGCTTGAAGTACCACCCAATACTGGAATGGTAGCTAACCGACCACTTACCCAAAAATAATAATTTGGAACATTATTGCCAGTTATAGGGTCAACCTTATTCACTGTAACGTAAGGTGAATCATACTTATATTCAAATGCTGTTATTTGTGTAGGTGTGGGTTCCACTGCTAAATTAACTACATGTATTGTCTTTGCAGAAGTACCAGCAACAAAAACCGCAAATGCAGCAAATGTAGTATTATTAAAAGTGCCTGTACTATAAAAAACGGAGTCAACATACACACTCACATCTTTAGTGGTAGGCAACCCTGCCGCAGTAAATGATGATGTTGTGACTAGTTCCGCAATAAATGGAACTATCTGGTCGCGAGTGTTTGTGGCTCCCGTAAGAATCTCCTCCCAAGTTTGTATTGGGTACGTTGAAGTATTAACATACAGTAATTTACGTGATGTTCCAGTTTTCCTGTCATCTATGGCTGTCGCCCCAGACTGCCCTTCTAGCTGAGCAAACCTATCGTACTCTGTAGGTATAACGTCAGACTCTACCCATTGGTATGTTTGTATCTTACCATACGGTGACAGCTTGCCCCAATTGCTCATACGGGCGTTAACATCCGGTTGAATGAAGATGTCATCGAAAGGTAGGTAATATTCGTATGTTATATCAAACCACACCTTATCATTAAACCTACTATCCCACAAATTTGTTGTGTAGTTTGCGGGGTCGGTGCTTGACCTATAATCAACACCATATATTGCAGTAGAATAATATTGTTGGCGTGCTGGGTTCCATATCGGAACTTCACTCACTACATACTTAGCCTTTCTATTAATTATTTTTGCAGGACTTTCAGCATCATAACTATAAGTTAATGTTGAAACATTAATTGATGTGAGTGTTGTTGGGTCAGTAATAAACTTAATCAATTTATTAGTAATAAATTGATAGCCAACCCCAGCCACCAGTTCCACACGAACAGTCGGTGGTCCTGCGGATACCTGATGTGTTATGATAGCACCATCTGCAGGTTCAGTTAGTTGAATATAATAGTTACCATTAATGAGGTCAGCTGATACACCCTCTAACCTTTCGGCTACCCTTGCGTTCAAGTAAAACCTGTTACGCGGGTGCATCTTTTCCAATTGATCGGGCTGCTCAAACCACCTAGTGCTATCGGTCAAATCAATAGCAGCGGTTGCATTAAATAAGTCAGAGTTATCTGATGTTCCCAGAGGTTCAATGAAATCTAACCTGAGTTCCTTTCGTGAAACTTCACGTGAAAACAGCTTAAGTTCGGGGTATGTTTTTAATTTAGAATCACCATAGGTGCCAAGCTTGTACGCCCAAAACTCATCTATATCCAAGTTACTGTATTGCTTCTGGTTAGCGAAAGCATTCGCTGCGAAATTTGTGCCCTTTTTCTGTATAAGGCCACGGTAGAATGTAAATTGACTTTTATCAGTTAACCCGATGTCATCACCATAATCATACGGCCCAGCGTACCCCAATGCTGCCCTAACACTCTTAGTAATATCATCACCTTCCCTAGAACCATATGCACTATACGCATATCTCAACGATTCAATTGCAGACTCCATGTTCTGAACCTGAGACTCGCCCAATATAACATCACCTCCAACGTTTGGTCGTAATGTAAAACCATCCTGTCTATCAAACTCTAAAGTGAAACGTAGTGTGTTTATTCCAAGGAAACTATCGTATATTAATATGCCACCACTGCTCACATTTTCAAATTGCAACACATGCTCATACCCATCAACGAATACGTGCATACCTGCAATATTAACAATGGGTGCTGACCCCGTTATATTTTTAGTAACCCTATCCCCGGTTAAGTGTATCCTAGTTCTTAAGTCCCGACGGGATACGATTAAGTCACTGTTTGATATTGCTATGTTGTCAGAACCATACACTCTTTGGTTGGTTATGACATCTAAGTTATTACCAGCTACCATATTAGATATTATTCCAGTATCTGTATCAACCATTACTGATTGCTTATGTGGGTTTAGTTCGATTGATGGCAATGCTTTATTACTCTTAGCCAGTGTTACGACAGTTACCCCCGTCCCGTTATCTGAGAACTTGATTGGTTTACCGTTACGTGCGTCTGTTTGTGATCCAGCCAATTGAAATGTGCCAATACCAACACCTTGGATGATATAATAAGGTACTGTGCTAACTATTGGGTTTTCAAGTTCAGCAGGTAATGTCCCACCAACACTTGACAGTGTTACCTTAGTTCCCGTGTTCCATGTTATAGCATATTCACTGGTAAATGCATTACTTGGGGCATTTGGTGTTACACTATATTGTTCAGAGTTCTCTTCATTTATTGTTCTACTGTTGTATAAAAACTCAATTAGCTCTTCAGTTTCTAACTGCCAAGTATATGCCCTGCCAGTAGAAACATCTCTATTAGTACCATCAGTATCATCATATACAAAGCCTATACTTTCCAAGTAGCTCCTATACCCATTTATAAAATCTATCATATTTTGTATGCCAGATATTGTTGTTGGTGTTGGGTATGAATATACTACTCTATCATCTACATAGTGCTGTTTCCAATACGCTAATACTTTCCGTGCACCAAAAGCTGTGAATGTGTTTTGTATTCTGCCAATATAGTTTTGGTTTAGTGGTACTGTAGTTGGTGTTATTATGTCAGTACCAGCAACCGCACCCTCGCGAGTAGTTGATAATCTAAATTCCCTACCATTATCTCGAATCAAATAGTATAGGCTTGTAGTGTTAAATGGTGCAGATATCATCCCGTTGGATGTCCAATTCAACCCGACACCAGTTGTCCACTGCTCTGGTAAATCAACGGCAGCAGTTGGCTCAATTGACCCGTCTATTATAGTGTTACCTATGATTATACCACCATCTATCTCTATTCGTGTTAGCTTCGTTGATGCATTATACGCTGATGCACTAACAGTGTATGTGCCGTTCAAGTTAGTTGAATTAACAATATCAAACGTGCTCCCAGCTGAAAAATATTTAGACAAATCATCACTCACATATAATACTTTATCAAATGTTGTTGGGTTAAATGAATTTCCCGTAGTCCCAAGGAAATTAGAGCTAGCTGTTGAAAATAAATCAACGTCAACTATGGTTGAAAACGTTAACCCACCTATAGTATCACTAGCTATGGTCAAGTTACCACCAGATAGGTATGCTGTACCGTATACCCCAAGTTGAATATTGATAACTGCAAGTAACTCAGAGAAGGTCTGTGCAGCACTCCCAGTTACTGACAGGTTAACTACGTCCACACCATCGAAAGTTACTGTCGCAGTGTATACCGTTGCGTCATTTGCCAACTCGGTTGCTGTCGCACCAACCAATGATTCTGAATATTGCACCACATCAAAGCCAAAACTATCACTTATTTCTGCAGAGTCAATAGTAAAGCTAAATGTTCGGAGTATGTTACTTCCCGACTCTATACTAACTGGATAGTTTTGAACACCATGTGCCTCTATGGGTTTTCCAATTGGCGATGTATTGCTAAATTCTACGGTCCAATCAAGCCCAGCTTCAAATTCAGTGGCATACCTAGATGGTGAAGATACTGACGTTGCAACTAGAGCATCAAGCCACATATCACGTATGCCAGATGCTTTTTTAAACAATACACCGTAATCTTTGGTGGTAACATCAAATAAATCTGATCCTATTTTAAAGTTTTGTGTATCTATAAATGCACCAAATTGGTATGTTAGTGGCGCTTCCCAACCGGTCCACATTTGCCTAAACTCTGAAGATACACCATCAAAGCCACTATACCTATTGAAATGAACATACCATTGATTTATGCCATTAGATTTAAATGTCTGGTTCGTGTTATACACCTCACCATGGAATAAAATATTATCGTGGCTTGATACTTTATTTGTTGTATCGTCCAATTGTAGTGCAGCAACATCAATTAAATCTTTGCCGAAGGATTGGTTCATAAATCGTAATGGTTGGATTTTGAACGCCACTATCATATCGTCATATATTTTGTTATTCGATACAGACCATTTCCACTCATCTGGGCCAAGCTGCCCGAAAGAAAAACCAGCATTGGGGGTTACGATAAACTCCTGCAACTTCGCGTCGTATGGTGTCCTGACTGCAACATTTGCTGAATTGTTACTATTCCAATAGGGTGGTAGTATCCCATCGGGAGTGTAACCATCTAGCGTATTCGTTGCTTCAATATTTACTGGTAAATATGTAAACAATTGTGTTATTTGACCAGCCACACCTGTACCAAACAAACCATTTGGTGCAGGGTTACCACTTGGAATTGTACCGTCTAGGATGTTAGCCCACATTACAGCTAACCAAGTTCTTGTTAAACTTACATCAAGGTATTCAGCATCCCACCATGACGGTTTGCTAGTGTATCCCTGTAAAACCCAAGGCTCTAAGTGTGGGTATGGCGTCCCGTATAAGTTTTCATATAGTGCCTGCCATGACGCATATGTGTTTGTGGTTGGAGATCCAGTTATTGGGCCTGTTGATATACCCGTATAAGCATAGTTCCATGTGAATGTGTCATTTTGAACGTAAGTTGTATTCAAGTACGGTATTTGGATGTGGTTCTGTAAAAGATACACTGAAAACTGTTCTTGTATTTTAGCAGCATACTCTTCATCATTTTTTACAATATCAAAGTCAAACTTACTTACGAAGTTGTTTGGTAATAGACTATCATCAAGCACGCTATATAATGCAGTCTCGATGTTTAATATCACTTCAGCGTACATATCGTACACATCTACCTCTTCCCATACCGCAATATTAGAATACATGTATAGTTTTCGTGTTTTTGTAGTAGTGTTTGATCTTACAACAAAATCACCCGTAGCCACAGCATTACCATTAATTGTAGTTGGAAATGCATCCCCTTCTGATGCCACTGTTTGTGTTTCGCTGTTAGTATCTGCACTGGCTAATATTCTACTAAATATTGCTGAAACTATCGCTGGGTTTGAAACTATTGTTTTCCTATGTCCGTCGTGGTGGACTACTTGTCGAAGCCCACGTATGTTATCATTAATGATATATGGTTGTACTTTTGGAGCTAACCCAAAGAAAGGTGCAGTTGCTATCCAGTTCTTCACGCCCTCATTTGTGTCTTCGTTATATGTTGTACTATCACCAAACCATTGGTCAAGCCTATCATTCTTCTCAAAGTTGTCTTTTACTTCTTCATTAATATATGAAACTAAGTCAATATAGTTTGTGGCACCACCCTGTGATAGATACGTTACTATATTTTCCTCTAGTATTTCAAACAAGTTTGCTTGCAAGCTTGCATACCTCTGACGGGCAAAGTATATTAAGTCTATCGGGTTTATGTTATTAACAAACATAGCGGACAGTAGTGTATCAAAGCCATCGTTATGCTCTTTAATTCTACCACCAAGCCCATAGTTTGGTATTCCAGTTAGCCTGTACATATTGCTAACACCACCACTAATACCCTGTGCATATTGGCTATTGGTGATTGTTGTGAAGTGCCTGAATATTTCAGTTAATTTAATAGTTTCCCGGTTATCGTGTTTTGGATTGAAAAACAACTGGTTTGGTATTTCCCACAGACCATCTTCCAACCTAGGAACGTATTGCTCATTGTACAGTCCTTTCTTCCATATAGACTGATACTCTTCACCAAATTCCCCACGGTCATAGTAGAGATATAGTTCACCAGTTTCACTACCTATCAAGTCCTGACTGAATGTATAATTTTGTGTAGCAGCATCGTAATCTACTCGTTGATCTATATTCGGAAGGTACTCACCCGTAACAGAGTTTGTAAATTTAAATAAATTACTTGCTTTTCTTAGTGGCTCATTGTTAACATTATAGATGCTGAACCACGGGTATTGTGACCTATCGTCCTTGGTTTGCTCAATATAGCGTATATCAACTAGGTTGAATAGCTCTGGCCCGTTGGGTGTGTTTACGTACACTGCACGCTTACCGATCTCATCCAATGCATACTCCCCAAGTTCGGCACGAACAACATCATCACTTGTTATTGTGATGCTGTCGTCAAATATAATAGAACCCACAAAGTTGGTGGCTGCTGGTGCAGCAATGTCTATGAAATTCCCATATTGGCGTACACCGTTTATGTAAACCCGTAAATCACCTTCCTGAAAATCCTCAAACAGGCACAGGTCATGTAGTGATTCGTCAAAGGTAATAACAACTCCACCAGTTTGACTACCAGTCAATAGTTTGAACTCTTGGAACATCAAGCCCAACTTAGTCTGAAACGTCCCATCGGTCCACGTATCTATTACCCCATCTAACATTGGGTTTTTTGTTGGTGAGATGCTAGATGCTGATATGTCTTCTATTCCCTCAAACTGCCAATGTTCGGTTTCAAATGATATCCATTGGTCACCAACAGCAGTATACTTTGGCGCTACATGCCCACCAATCGGCACTATTGCTACACTATTAACATTACCTGCAAGGTATACTTTTGTGATGAACCTAGATGTTGGTGTCGGTTGCACATATTCTGATGACGCCACAGTATAATCTCCAGTGTTGATCCCGAAGTCAACCAATTGTATTTCATCGCCAGCAACCAAAGATGGTGTAAGGTTTCCAAACTTAGAATCAAATACTAATATATTCAGTGCTTCAAAACTCAATTCGCCCCCACCTGAAGTTATTCTAGTATCTATTAGCTCAAATAGGCTAGGCTCTACGGTGGTAGGTGTGTATGAAAATAAATCACTATCTCTATACTTCCAAGATTTATCTGCAAATGAATGTTTTGATAGCTCCACGTATGGGAAGTATTCTATGATTGGGTTTTGTGCTCTGGATTTCCCAGTGAACGTGTTAATATCATTCCGGTGAACCCACTTATTTTGATCTACCCAATCGTTACGTTGAGTTAGGTCTACGAGGTGTGTGTTGTGTGTGTTGTCCGCAAGGTAACTGAAGTTCTGAACCTTCACGTCCCAAATAGCACCATCCCACTGCCTAAGTTGGTTATTTACAGTATCAAACCAATACTCACGTAGATCCTTCGCGGTGAAGCTAGTGTCAGATTCTATGTCAGACAACAGCCTTGGCCTAATTAATGAATATGCGATTTGGTTTTGCGTAAAAAAATCTGAATCCAATTGAACAACATCCGACGTTACTAAGTTGGTTATCGAATAGTCTCCATCAAATCCAGTGCCAGTGATTCTAATTTTATCACTAAGTTTATAGTTACCATCTACATAATTTACAGAACCTGCAGTATCAGTAAATAACTTAGAACCCAATGAGGTTCCTTCAGCCGCACCCGTTGTGCCATTATAGAGTGCTATATTTTTAACCCATATAACTTCACCCATATGAGTCTCATTGAATATTAGAAACTTTGAACGGGTGTAGTTCGTGTCAGACATGACATTAGTTTCTGCCTGCACTGAACGTATAATAGGTTTAACTGTAACTCTGGTCCACTCAAATACGGCAAAGTCATCTGTTACAGTTATGCGTGTGTTATCTGTTCCTGTATTATACTCAGATGATTCAACTTTCCATAACGTTATTGGGCTAGGTGTAACCGTGTCATCTTCACTACTAAAAATAAATTCATGGGAAAATATGGATGTTACGTCCCCGCGAACATCAATTGCTCTAGCGGTTGGATAAGCCGCCACTACTGTGAGTTCTGTGCTGGCTATAATGCTATAAATATCACTAGTACCAAGCACTATGTTATATTCACTTACGTTAAATACTATGGTAGTTTCTTCGGTTATCGTACTATATGTTACACTTGTTGGACTTACTAAAATAGGGTCAACTGAACTCCCAGATAATACGGTGGGTGCAGTTGCCCTAAAGTCACTAGTCACGTCACCCGCTAATGTTATAGAATTTGCACCAGCATCATACACTAATATTTGATACGCGTTCAGCCCAGAGGTAACTGAGTTGAGTGTATTATTTAGTCGGCTCGTAGACCATGTTGATTGGTTCTTAACTGTTATGTACTGTGGTGGGTCAGAGAAATCACCCGAATCCCAAAAGTAATCACCATAATTAATAAGCTTGTCAAGGTCTATCGGTGGAACCCAATTAAACTGTAGGCTGTTTCCCCACTCATTAAACCTATCGGTGTTAACGCCAAGTCTACCTATTCTGTTTATGAAGTCCTGAAATGACATAAACCAATCAACATCACCTACCTTATTGTGAACTATAGGTTGTAGTTGGTTACCTTGCCTATAGGGTGTTGGTTCCAGTATTTGGTTAAGTTTGCTTATGTTCTGTGGATCAGACCCAATGTATCCAATTATACGTTGGATTTCACTCTTTGTTAGAAACCTATTAAATAGGTTTTCATTTAATCCTTCCAATAACGATGCATCCTGCAAGTTATTTGCAGGAAGTAATTTGTTTAAATCAGTTCTTACTTTATGGTAATCTGATAGATTATTTTTATTGCTCACAAAAACCTCATATACATTAATTATAGATAGTATTATTTATCGCTAGTGTACGAGATAGAAAAGACTAGTTTTTTACTGCCTTAATGTCTTTGAATCTAATGAGTCTATTATCTCAATTTGCTCAACGGATATATCAACCTGTATAATCTCATCTTCTCTAGCGAATACCTGATACAGGTCACCAAATGTGTTGGTGTTAAGTACAGGAACCAACACTACAGAGTCGATTGCCACTGGAAGTTGTGAGTGGATGTATGCTGAAAGTTCGGAAAAATAAAACGTCTCACCGAATTCCCAACGCGTTATATCAAAAAAGGCAGTCACTGCATCAACAATAGATGACTTTATTTGATTGTTGCTTAAGCTCCTATCTGATGATTTTATAACCTTTATTGTTGCCTGCAACTCACTATCTGCCTTTGGCCCAAGTATAGGCTTTATGTTTCCAGAATGCAATATCACAGTATCTGATATCATCTTATTTTCAAGAAGGTTTTGGTAATCTGATCGCAACTGGTATGATGATGGTGCTGTTGGTTTTTTAGATGCCTGACCACTTAACCACAATCTCACATCGCGTGCGTAACCACGGGTGACAACATATATGTCAATAATATTAGTAGCAGCTGGATCAATTAGGTGATACCTCGGGGTTCTGTGGAACCATGCAAAGTTGACGCCCTCAACACCGGACAACCGTTTCCATAATTGATCGGCTTGTGCTGGGTTGTCTATCTGGTCTTGCGCATATAAATCAGATGCTAGTGGGTCGCTATTCTCTGTTTGGAATACCCAACCACTATCAACGTCTTCCCTATTGAAGTATACGTAATCCGTCCCACCTATAATATACAATAGGTCTATATTATCAGGTGAACCATCACCATCCTCATCATCTGGGAGTATATACAATTCATGTATGCTTGGCAATCCAGAATCAGCACCATCTGATATTACTTTTTGACCTATAACATCAAAGTTATAGTTCTGGGTTAATACGCCACTGGTGCCAACATTTGCACGCAGTACTACTATTGTGTCTAAGTTGGTGTTAAGTGTGTCATTAGTTATAACGGGGTCGTTGTTATTTACATTCCAAAACTTAGTTTCGGCACTGTTTAGTATTAATCTATACGACTCGTAACATAGTTCCCAAGTACCACTACCCCCAAGTAAAACTACACTAAACCAATAATTGGTTGTGGTTAAATCTTCCACCCATGAAGTGCCATTAAAATTAAAATATACGGTAGTTCCTTGACTTTCAGCTGCTTGTGCAATGGCAACCTTCAGGATTGATCTTTCAGCTGATGTGAACTCAGTCTCAATATCTGCAGGAATAATACCATCTAGTGTAAATCTTGTAAAGAATGCAGCAGACCCAAGTAGTGGTTGTATATGATTATCAATTAGTGCATCAGTAAGTAAATCGTGTGATGGTCCGTCTGGTGCAGGAAGAACCCCAGCTGTTATTGTTTCACATACCACTTCAACACCTTGTTTGTAGTCAAAGTATAAAACCCCATCATCCCCAAATATTTTTACGTTTTCATAACTTTCACGGGGGTCATGCCATTCAATGTATTTCGAGTCACCCGCAAATGTCCTATTGACTGCACGTAGTTTAAGAATAGTGTTATCCTGTAGCAGGTATTCATTATAGTCCCTACCATTAACCATCCTGTCCTGTGTATAATACACCGCTGGGGCAGTTCTTCGTATGTGTTCTATGTCCTCGGATGGGGCCGCATTCTGTATTGGTGTAAGCAATGAGAACGTAAAGTTAAGAGTTTGTTGTTTATTCTGTGGGTCTTGGTAGGTGAATGAATTTGCAACATTTTGCATAGCCGTTGTTGGTATTGTTAGGTCTGTATTCGCAGATGTGCGAGACCATATCTCAAAACTACCAGATGGTATATTTGCAAAGTTACCATCACCAAATATAATCCTAAATTCATCGTTATCTAGTGTTTCAATTTCATATTTATTTCGGTTTTCAACATTATTGAATACAATGTTTTGACCGATAACAGTATCAACCTTAACCCACTCACCCTGTCGTGCGTCGGTAGACAGGTCAGTTGTTTGTACAATTATTTCATTGGTATCTGGATCAATGTTGTTTATAAATATATCAGTCTCGTTGGTGTCCTGAATGTTGATGTCTAATGTTTGGTTTGGGGTTACACCATCAAATACTGCCACTGTCCTTTGTAGCGATCCTTGCTTGGTATATGCAAAGAACCCGGTATTCTCTGACGAGTCACCAAGCCCATCGTTAAGGTAAAGCATTCCAAGGTTTAGGTCTTTTTCTGGACGTGCTTCAAGTGGACCGTACTCGTTCAGGTCTGCGCTTACTAACTCCATTGGGAAGGATTGGTTAGATACTGTTATGGTATATGGTAACGTATTAGATGATAGGGTGTTGTTTATTACAGTATATCGCTCGAATAGTACGTCCTGTACTTGTACCCTATCGGTTGGAGCTACAGTTCCAAAATTTTGATCAAGAACTTTGTTCATCACTATAATGAATTGTTCTTTCCAGTTTGAATTATTTGGGTCATTCCATCTAATTGTTACGTTAGATAAATCATTACCGTCAGAATCAAATGTTCTTTCAGTAGTACTAACCGATACTAACTTAACTAGGCCACGTGCCGGTATGTTTCGGTTTGCAGTATATGATAATAGTTTGGCAAGGCGAAGTATTGATTCCTTTCGTTCTGCCGTAGATATGAAGTTCTCGTGTGCGTTTAGGTCAAACCTATATGCTGACAGTTCGGCCACATATGCGAACACCTCCAGTAGTGCTATAAATTCAGAGGACTCGATATAATCATTAAAGTCTTCTGGGTAGTATAGCTTCAAGTAGTCAAGTAGCGATTCCTTTACCGTATTGAAATCCCAAGCGGCAAAGTTTACTTGCTGGAATGCTTCATAAGCTTTTTCCCAATTTTCTGACTTGTTAACTATTCTTGACATAATTTAAACCTTATTTACCACTATGGTATATTCTATTTATTATCCGTGGGGTATTATTAAATACCCGTTATAGACTAAACTGTATATTGAGATCTAGTACCTGCGAAAGGTCAAGTTCAACATAATATAACTTTGCTCTTATTATCACCATACTACTATCAAAGTCAGGAAATATTTGGTAATCATCCTCATCTAATATTATAACTCGTGGGTCGTAATCGATAACATTCCGTATTTCTTCAGATATAAGTGCTATGGTATGGCCATCAAATGGCTCAAATATCAAACTATCCACACCTGTGCCAAATCCACGCAGGCCCACCCTAGACCCCCTTGAAGTATGTATGTGGGTCAATATGTCACGCTTAACCAATTCAACATCAGTTAAAACAAATGTTTTATTGTTCTGCCAATTTTTAAATGAAAACCCTTTGTACATAACTGCCATGATATTAACCCTTTAGTATATTTATTAGAGTTACCTTCTCCAAAATTTACCACGCTCAATAGTCTCATCACCTTCAGTCTTACCTATGGGTTTTCTTCCAGCTTCACCAACATTATCATACTGTTCAACCCAATCAACGTTGTCCGTGTGTCCATCATTTTCAGTATTTTGGGCATCACCAGTGTCTTGCATTGTCGTTCTAGGCCAAGGTTCATGTTGGGGAACCCTGTTGGTCCACGGTGCCAACCTTGTTTCATCTGGGACAACTGTGATTGTTAGGGGGTCTGGCATGTCAATAACCTCTGACGGGTTCAGGTTTTCCCCAGCATTTACATGTGTATGTATGTTAAACTCATTCACTAAGCCATCTAGGAATGTTGTAAGTGTGTTTATTGTTGTGCCCTTACCAGCTGGGTCGAACGCTATATCAGCGCCAGCAAAGTTGATATTACCCTTTGATGTTATACCAAAGTTACCTTCCGTTCCAATATTAACCTCACCTTTAAATTCAAGATTTGTAGTGCCGCCACCAACGTTAGAGCCTATAGTTGCTGCTAGGTTCGTGCCAACATTAAGCTGTAGGTCATTGCCAGACTTAATGTGCATATCATTTGATGAGTGTATTCGTATTTCACCATCATTTAATTTTTCAGGTAGCCCTTCTTGACCAGATTCACTCCCGGCATACATAGAGATGAACTTCCCAGCCTTAAACCGTATTGACTCACCTGCTGAGAAGTTTAAATCTTTCTCAGCATGTACAGACAACCTTCTTTCGGCAAATACATCTATATTACCAGCACTATCCAATTCCACCCAACTTTTACCTTCGCTCGTGCCGAAGTATATTCTTTCGTTTGTATCATCTAATATTATTTGATGGCCACCTGTTGTCCTAAACCTAATACGAGAGTTGAATGGTCTATCATCCATTGTAACAGAGTGAAACCCCGGAGTAGTCCAAGAATACACCTTTGATGCTAAAAATGCACCTAAGTTACGATATGATGTCCAATCGTATCCATGTTCACCAAGTATAGACTTTACCCACTCATCCTCTTCACTATTAGAGATGTCCTCATATGTGTCGTCCTCATATGCACTTTTCTCTGGGGATGGCCTGTCAGTAACTGCGGTTATTTGATAATCTGCCCCACGGGTTTTCCATTCACTGGATTTTATGTCACCATTAAATGCTTCTTTTAGTTTTGTTGCTGTTGGTTCAATATGGTTGCCTGTTGAGGTTAATGGCCCATTGACCGCATTGCCTTCGTGTTTAAACCTACCATGCCCCATCGTGTGGGTCTCTTGGTGGTTTGGTATACAACCCAACCATATTCTACGCCTAGGGTCACCATTTATACAAGCAAGTATTACATGTGCCCCAATCTCGGGTATTGCCCAGAATCCATAGTGAACTGGTCCACTACTTGTATTGTTATCATCTACGTGACCCCTAGTATAGGCGTCTTGGTTTATTGATCCCGACACTGGTGACACGTATGCACACCACGGTAAGTGTAGTAGCTTTTTAGGGTCGTCACTGTAAGATGGGCAAAATATTCTAAGTCTACCCTGTTGTAATGGGTCATCGTTGTCCACAACAAAGCCAATTGTAACCAACTCGGTTAAGTTTGCAGTGTTAGTTTCCGTGGAACTATTACGTATGAATTCATTTAACAGATTTTCTAAATCATTACTCATAGTTACATCACCATATTGCTTAGTGTTGGAACTTCATTATCATTTGTGGGGAGAAGATTTCCCAACCCCTTGACAACTTGGGCTAGCATGTCGGCTAGAATATCAGTTTGTTTTTGGGTATCTTCGGCTGTTGCTGGTTTGTCTGCAACAACCCCTTGTGCATTAGCACCATCAACACCACTATCATTACCTGATTTTGGTGCTTTGTATGGTTTTTCACCTACACTGTATGCATTAAGTGATTTCAGCCTAGCTTGCCATACCGCATCATTTGCGGGGTCTTTATCAGCTAATACTCTTTTCAAACTAGCAGAATACTCCTTGTTTAATATATCTATGTCTTTTTGTGTCGCTTCTCTACCCAATCCCTTTAAAATGTCTGCAACAAAAAAATCTGCGTCGTCTTGTGTTTCTTTTTGTAAGTTTTGTGCTTTTTCTTCAGGAGTCTCTTCCGTGGCGAAATTCCATAGTGTGTCAGCAGCCCACGCCGCTAAAACGACACCAATAGCTGCGGCTATTGTACCTCCAGCTATAGCAAGTGCACTACCCAACATTACAGGAATCCCAACAATTCCAAGTGCAGTTCCAAGTGCACTACCCGTAGTTACTGCACCTATGGTTGCAATTACAAATGTAGCCAGTTGGAACATTGGGGATTTTGCCATACCACCCAATATGTTTGCTATATCGGCATTACCTTTAGTTACGGCATGTGTTGTTTCTTTTGCAGCTGCTATTCTAGCTGCCTGTGCCTTAGCCACAGCCTCACCTGCACCAGATTTATCGGATGCCACTCTGCGTTGGTTTTCATCAAGATTTGCACCATTTATTAATACGAACAACCTTTGCAGGTCACTTGTTGAGCCTTCCGCACCAGCTTCAGTTCTTGCTGTACCAGCAAGATTCTCAAGTGTAGCCGTGAGTCTCATAAATTCGTCCGTTTGCCCAGCAGCAGCTACCATTTCGGGGAATGCTGTCCCAAGTTCTAATAGTTGGGTTTCCTCATCAGTAAAACCCCCTAGAGTCTTTGCCAATTCACCAACAAATTTACCTTCAACAACACGGTCTGCTCCAGATTTTTTACGTTGGTCTGCCATTTTTCGTTGGAATGCAATAAACTCTTCCATATTCATGAATACTGACGCCTGCAACCCTTTAAATGACTCGGTTAACATATTAATCATATCAGTTCCACGTCCCATGCTAAGTGCCATTCCCTGAATGCCGGTTATCTTTGACAATTCGGACATCTCGCTAAAGATTTGGGACGCATCCATATCTGTGATTTTTGCCAATTCTTCAAAGTTATCAACTAACGCTTGGTAATTTTTGATATTTGCAGGCATTCCAAGGTTGCTTAACGTTAATATACCATCGCTTACCATATTCAATGAATCTTCACCAATTGCACCAAACGTATCTCGTGTAATATCAGTGAATTCCTTTGCTCGTTTTGCTGCACCCCCTGCGCTTATTAACGCCTTTTCACTTAATGTCCCCGCCGTATTATCAGTCGCCATCATTGCGGTTAGTGTATTTCTGTTCTTGGTGGCATACCGTGTAAATTCCTCTGGAGATACCCCTAGAAATGCTGTTTCCCAAACGGTGTCGGCAAACCCACCAACTCCACCCATCTCAAAACCACCTTGCTGTGTAGCCAACATAAGATTAGAAGTTCTTGCTATTGTTGCTACTGCAGCAGCACCCGCAACGGCAAATCTATCGGTGAGAGTTTTAGTACTTTTACTAAGCTCTTCCATTGACTCCCGCCTTGACTCTTTTTCGGCGTTAATAATTGCGATATTATCCAAATATGCAACTTCTGACTTATTCGCTAACAGTTCCATATGGTTACTAAGCCCATCGACAGCTTTACCAATATCACCATCTGCAGCTTCCATTATTCTAGCGAGTGCGTCGGTCCTATTATTAAACACGCCTAATGCAGTAGATGTGTCCGAGAGCATTTCATGATGTTTTGCCCAATTCTTGTGGTAATTTTTAGTATCCTTTGCACCTGCCTCAAGTGAGTCTTTAAAAATAGAAAGAGTGTGTATAGCATTTTGTTGCTCTTCTATTTCATCTTTGTTACTTTTTGTTCTATCCTTAAGAGCACTATTAAGAGTTGTATAGCTTTTTGTTAATCTATCAATTTCAGTACCAAGGCTATCCTCACTGCTGCCACCACTACTAAACATTGGTTTTTTAGCCCCAGCCCCGAAACCACCACGACCATTAGCTATAGCGTCAGCCATAAGTCCAGTGTTTTTTGCTATATCTCCTAAAAACCCTAATTCTGTTTTTGCCATTTCCGTGCTACTCCAATAACATCATATACTTATTTATTAATTTAGTAAAGTATTGGGACGTTCACCATTATACACAATGCATAAATAGCTATATCATACGAGGACAATAATATGAGTGACATAGTTAATCCCCTTTTACAAAAAATTAAAATGCCCGGTAAGAGATTTAGGTTGCCGTCTAGGGGGCAATTCTACGTAAATGGTGAATTGGATGAAAATGTAAAGGATGGTGAGATTGAAATATTTTCAATGACAGCCATTGATGAAATATCGCTAAGATCTCCTGAGTTTTTATTTACAGGTGCTGCAATAGAGCGAGTTTTTAAAAGATGTATCCCTGAAATAAAAAAACCACTACAGCTATTATCAAAAGATGTTGATTTTATATTAGCGGCATTGCGCGTTGTATCATATGGTGGTTCATATCAGATAACCGACAGATGTGATAAATGTGAAGCAAAGCAAGTAGAAAAAAATAATAAAACTTTTGATGACTTCTTGGATGAGGTCAGATTAAAAGCAGAAGCCCAACATGTTGATTTTGAGCTAGCTATGCAGGATGAACGTGTTCAAAAGAAAATAAAGGTTATAATGGGTAAGAAGTCACCAGAACATACTTATACCATTGACTTGGCTGGAATTCTACAGAATAACACAAACGAAATCTCACCAGAAATGTTTACCGCGTATGACCTATTACTATCAAATGGTCAGGTGCTTAGCTTATTACCATACAGGATGGATGTATCTGTCGCGGCCTTGCAGTTCCAAAACGATGCAAAATCTATAAACCTTGATAACTTGGAGGAATTCGCATCCTTTTTATTAGCCGCGCAAATATCAAAGATAGATGATATTGTTGATCAAGAAATGATAAATGGTTGGGTTACGGTTCTACCTCGCGCATTCAAAGAAGAAATAGATGATAGGTTGGTCTCTATGGTTGACTGGGGTACGGATTTTACGTATACTGTGGTATGTAAAAATAGTACATGTGGACATACAAATGATGTAACAACATTATTGAATCCCATAACTTTTTTTATGAAACCCTCAAAATAGGTGGTGTTAAGCAGATGAGCATTTTGTTGGCGAGTTTTGAGGGTCAGATTAGAAATATTGTGAGCGATTGTATAGCTATCTCACATTACTATAAGGGTATAGACTACCATGCTATATTCGAAATATCACCCTTTGAGAAACAGTTAATGGTTGATTTTATAGAGCAAGACCAAGAACGTGAAATGAAAATACGCAGTGCATCATTCGGTGGAAGATGAGATTAATAGTAGCAGGTTCTAGAACTTTTAGTAATAAGGAAAAGGTTTTTAAGAACTTAAATAAGATATATAAACATTACCCAGACCTAGAAATAGTATCGGGCCTTGCAAAGGGTCCAGACACTATGGGTAAAGATTGGGCTAAAATTAATAATGTTAAATGCCACGACTTCCCCGCAAACTGGGATAAGTACGGTAAGCGTGCTGGTTTTATTCGTAATGAGCAGATGGCTCACTTTGCTGATGCTGCCCTTGTTTACTGGGATGGTAAGTCCCCCGGTTCCAAATCAATGATTAAACTGGCTAATGAAGCTGATCTCAATTTAGCAGTTGTTTATTATTAATTAAGATCATCTGATAATCTGATATGTAAATAGGTCTATGAACATTGTAACCATAGACCCATCCCTTGTAAGTACCGCAGTCACTATCAACAATAGACCATTCTCTATAGTTTCAGAAAATATCGCTTTGAATAAAAAGAACCAGTACACTAAATGGTTTAAGTTGTCTGAGCCATATTGTGATATAATAACTATCAACACCAACTACAAAGATGAGAAGGTGTACTCCAAGCTTGAAATCAATAAGCTTGAAACATTTCAAAAAACATCAAATATAATTCTAAATTTACTTGACACTCACTGTGATCCAGAATATACTACGCTGGTAGTTATAGAAGGGTATTCATATTCTTCTGCAGCTGGACCTTTAATTGATCTGGTAACATTCGGAACATTGGTTAGAAGTGTACTATCTACAAGAGAATACACTGATGTTGTTATATTAGCACCATCAACCATTAAGAAGTTATCAGCACAGTTAACCTATCCAGCAATACAAAAAGGTAAAAAGCTAGAGTACAGAAACTATCAAGGCATTGCCGGTGGTAGTTTCAAGAAGCATGATATGCTTAATGTACTATTAGAAAATAAGGAAATTGAATCAAAATGGGTCAATTTCCTTAAAGATAATCAAGTGGAATTATTGGCTGCTAAATCTATACCAAAGCCAATAGAAGATATAAACGATAGTATGATTATGTACTATATCGTTGTCAAAGTAGCCTTAGAAGTTGAAGATAGTGAAAGTGAAGAAGATGAAGAAGATATTATAAGTAAATTACTAAGTTATTAAGTAAACAAATATGTATACATTGGTGTAAAATTGTAAACCCATATGTATACTTATAAGCGAATGGTTTAGCTCAAGCGAAAGTTGTATCAGTTACGATGGTACATACAAGAAACAACAACATTAAGTAAATTAGTATAGCGAAAGATAGTGGACAGTTCAAGACTGTTTTGTTGCCACTATTCAAAAAAACAAAACTGTTCCAGTGCAATTGTTTAAGGGGAGTTGAAGCATCGCAGTAACGATGGGTAAGGGCCGCTCCGGTTAAGTACCAACAGGTGGTAGTTGTCTTGTTGGATAATACTTAAAAGATAAAGAGAGTTAATGAAGTAACTTGTTAAGAGTGTGGTGGCGCTCGTTAAATAACCCATACTCTTATAAGTCTTAAACAATTAATAAGTTATAAAATCTAACCCAATTTACATCAGGTTGTTAGTTACGTATAAGCTACAGGATAGTTACTGATAGGGTACTATGTTTGGATAATAGGAATATAATAAACCCCTAATATCTTAATAGTAACCCCTTACTTCGTAACGGCCCTACTTATCTCAAAAGGAAAGTTATTTTACAGTATAAACCACATTGTATCTTATAATCACCACAAACATTATTATACAAGCTTATTATACATCAATATTATTATACACTATTATTATACAACACTATTATACTAACTTATTATTATACAACACTATTATACAACACTATTATTATACAACACTATTATACAACACTATTATACAACATTATTCAAATACTCGTTGTGTAGAACACTATTACCTGATACACTACTTGTAAATATGGAGACTTACATGGAACTACCTACAGAGACACAAGGCGATATCATAGTTACTGATTCCAAGCGGGATATCTGGGACTACTGGGCTATGCCTGAATATCCACCAAGGCCATCACAGCGAACAGCCTTGGATATCATGGCTAATCTATCACCAGAAAAGAAGTATGTTATGTGCCAGATTCCAGTCGGTGGTGGTAAATCCCCCATAGCGGTCTCCTACGCCGGTTTTCTTGGGCATGGTAAGTTAGGGTCATCCTACATTTTAACACCTCAACGCATCCTCCAGAAGCAGTATGAGGACAGTTTTGAAGATAACCTTTCATCCGTATATGGAAAAGCGAACTATATGTGCCATACAAAGTTTGGGTTGAACTGTGATATAGGAAATGACATTAAACCAAAATGTGATAATTGCCCAGCCAAGGCTGCATTTGAGAGCATCAGTACAACGCCACATACAGTACTAAATTACAAATTAGCGATGTTATACTCTGAGCTATTCCCCGGCGAAAGTGAAATGTTCCCAATTAAAGACTTAATGGTATTCGATGAGTGCCATACTCTTGAAGGGCACCTTGTTGACCACAGGGCGGTATCCATTAGCAAATATAGATGTGAGTCGTTGCATGTAGTACCATACAAGCCGAAAACCATTAAAGATGCATACGAATGGTTGAAATCCATGTATGAACCAGCAGTGGATAAAGAATACTTCATGCTCCATGAAATGAATAGAATCATAGATGAAAAGTATGAGTTTAGTTCTGGGTCACTACTGCCGTCAGAATTAAAGACTAAAAAAGACTATAAGGATATAGCTCGGCATCGTGTATTGGTCCGAAGCCTAACAATGAAAACCCTAGATGCTATTCAGGACTACTATGTTATGGTTAAAGAAGAACATGGGTTCAAGTTAAAGGAAATTTATGGTGCTGATTTATTTAAACGAATATTAGAACCAAAGGGTGACCGGTTTTTGTTTATGTCATCCACAATTCTTAACTTTGAGGCATATGCAAGTGACCTAGGTATCCCAGTAGAAGAGACCGAAATCATTTCATTAGATTCTGAATTTGATGTTGAAAATAGGCCAGTATATTTCATGCCAACTGCAAAGATGACATACGGTTGGAATGGTATTGAAAAGGCAAAGGTTGATGCCCGTGACAAAATGCTATCGAAGATTGTTGAGCTATGTGAAGTGCACGCAGATGATTCTGGTATTATACATACGGGTAGTTTCCAAATTGCAAACTGGCTAGAAAAAGAACTAAAAGGTAAGGTGATGCATCAAATTATCACACACTCACAGGATGGTGATGTCACTAGGGATGAAGCCATCGTGATGATTAATGAAAACAACGGCAAAGTTCCAATGTTGTTAATATCACCATCAATGACTGAGGGGCTTGACCTTAAAGATGATAGGGCACGATTTGCTATCTTCGCTAAGGTGCCCTATCCCTTCTTGGGGGATGAATGGGTGAAGCGTAGGCTAGACATGTCAGATGAGTGGTATCAGCGTCAGGCGATGACAGCGATCATTCAGGGTGGTGGTCGGGTAGTACGTAGTGCTGAAGATTGGGGTAACGTTTACATTCTAGACGAATCCTTTAACTTTCTATGGTATAAGTTCAAAAAACTAACCCCTAATTGGTGGAAAGAGGCATTTATAAAAGTTAAATAGGGTTCCAACCCCACTCGTGTATAGAGTCACCGTCAGTAGCAAGCTCATTAGCTTTAACTTTCTTTGAAACTATTTTATATTTACCCCGCAATGTAGATTCACCGTGTGACTTGGCGTATCGCCTACTGGTGGTAACCCAGTCACCGGGGTTTATACTTAGAGTATCAGCACTACCCTCTTTGGCGTCAACCCTAGCTTCAAGTTCTGAACGTCTATCCCATGCATCATTATACCATTCAGACCCCGTTAGGTCATTGGTTTCAGACCTAGGGACGTTACCTCGACGTTTGTATGCTTTCATATTTGTTTCGAGGTCATATAGTTGTTCAGATGGACTTTTTTCATAAGGAACAGCACGATATACTGTAACTGATTTATTAGGTTTACCTTTAGCCATATGAATAACATTTATTGATTCTTGATCGGCAGATGTCCGGTCACCATAAAAGCGCACACCTTCTGATGAATAGATATCGTCTGGGTAAATATCAGAGAGATCATCTAATGTATTATGTGCATCACTGGTAGGTGCCCTATGCTGACCCCGATAGTCGTCGTTCTCTAATAAAATATCAATTAATCGCATAAAACCAAACCCTCACATTATATGTATTTATTATAAGTGAAAATAACTAATGTTTGAGGTGAAAAAAAGTATTCTAAAAAAGTGTTGACCAAATGGTGCAGTGCAATATATAATAGTATACTTACAATAAATTGGAGACCACATGAAAACCCTAATAGCCACCATATTGGCAATTCTATGCCTTACTACCCAAGCATCCGAACATATTTACAAAGTCGAAACCCCTGTGATAGTTTTAGAAAAAATACACGATTCAGTCCTAAACAGATTCACATATACCACAGGAAACCCAAAAGACGAGGTATTTACGTACTATGGATCTGGTGATGTCGTAAGTGGTGACTGTGATGATTTTGCGAGCGCAGTGTATTATGAACTATGGAAACTTGGTGCAGATCCATCAATAATAGTATATGATAGACGTTCAACGCGTGGTTGGCCCGATGGATATAGGCATGTCATCGTATGTGCATTAAATTACTGTTTTGATAATAATAGAAAAGACATATACAATAAGGTAGAGTTTGATAGGAGGGTTAATGGTAATACGTTTAATGTAGTTCGGGCGGGATATCTTAACATTAGCAAGATGGAAGAAATGTTAATATTTGAGTTAGACACCCCAACACCACACATGTACCAATATGGCAATTCTATGCTAGCGAGTAATACAGTGGGGGATTAACCCCCACCTTCTTTTGTAATATTAGAGAAACCATCCTTAAGCTCAACAACCATCTGAGTTTTGAACATGCCTGCAATTTCATCCCTATGTGAAATAACCAACATTGACATCTTCTCATCAGTAGCTATCTTCCTGATCATCTTAGCGGCTAGTTGAACACCAACATTACCCAAACCAGTATCCAAACACTCATCTAACATACAGAACGATATCTTACCGTGCGTAGCCTGAAGGACATCCCTGAACGCAAATGCCAGTGCCAAGTTAACCCTAGCCCGTTGGCCTGATGATAGGCTGGTGAAGCTCAGTTCAGTTCCAAATTGAGATATATGTGCACTCATATCTGGCTGAAACTCTACTCTATGTGGTAGCCCAAGCTGCACAAGATATTCCATAAGTTGATTATTTAGGAATGGTAGGCTACTATCCAATAGGTTCTTGCGTATAAAAGAATCTTTCTTTGTCAGTAACTTAAGTAAGAATTCTTGGTGGCGCAAAGTCTCTTCCAACTCATTAAGTTTGTCAGACTTATCGTTGTCAAACACAACCAACTTAAGCTCATCTACTGTTTCTACATGTGGGTTAATTGTGGCTTCCATCTTATCTATGTTAATTGATAATGATTCCATTTTTACAAATGCTCTCTCTAGTTCACTTACATTTGAAAATATCAAATCTTCTTCGAGTTTAACTTTATCACTAATAAGTGTAACCAGCTGTAGTTTCCCATCAGCAATACTAAGTTGAAGTGCTTCAATTTTATCCTCAATGTCATGGTCTAAATCGTCCTCAACATAAGAATCTAGTTGGGTTTTAAGTGTATCATATTCTGACTTGGCTTGTTCAAAACCACTCATAACCCCATTAAACATTGATGATTTTTTCATAGCTGAGATACGGGCATTAACATCAGCCAATTCACCCTCAAGCTTATCTTCCAATGCATCAGCTAATTCTATAGTTTTGTTTAACTCAACAATAGTAACACTAATTTCGTCTAGTTTAACCTTGGCCCCAGCAAACGATTGCTCACAGTATGGGCAGGCATCGTCTTTAAGGTGTTCGGCTTGTTTTTTAAGCTTTGATAACTTACTATCATTTGACTGAGTTTCAGTGGTGATTTTATCAAGTTCACCATCCAAGCGCACCACATCTGTGGATGCCAATTCACGGTCTTGTATTAGTTTTAGTTCTTTGTCGAAATCAATAGTTTCTTCAATCTCTTCTATTTTCAAACGAACAGTTTCTATTTTTTTATTCTTAACATTAACAGCCTTAACTCTATAACTAAGACTATCTTCATCATCAACCAATCGCGAAACTTCAGACTTTTTATCAGCCAGTGTTAACCTGATAGACTCTAGCTCTGATAATTTAACGCGCTCACCTTCAATATCAATTTTAGATAGGGTCTTTAAATTTGACTTAGCTTTTTTTATTTCTTCTAGATTTTCAGTATCCCATACCCTAGATCTGCGTGTAGCATTTTCTATTTGTGCATTATGTCTCTCCACTTCTAGGTTAATCTGTTCTTGCAAGTCTTTAAGATGAGTAAACTCAGATTTAACACCCTTGATATTCTCTTTAAGAGCTTCCGCTTTCTCAGTCAATTCAGTATAGCCAAATAACTCTTCCATAATGCTTGTCTGACTAACCTTAGTTGCATGTCGGCTAGGAAGGTCAAGGAATGGCTCAAACGTTGCACTAAATACGATGATACGAGCAAACACATCAAATGGTAGCCCAACAATCCTTTCTATCTCGGTGTTAGCATTGGCGATACTATCAGGTGTTTTATCTTTATACGTACCATCAATCTGCTCAATAAGAAGTTGAACATCAGCTTTTGTTTTTGTTTTGCGCATACGTATTACTTTGTAATTAACACCACCCTTTTCAAATGTAACACTAACTTCGAGGTTCTTTTTATTAACATTGTTAATGAGTTCAGACTTCTCTTTCTTGGATATGGTTTTATCGTATATTGCAAAAGCCAGAGCATCCAGTATGGCACTCTTACCTGCACCATTACTGTCAAGCTGGCCTTCTACTTGAGCATCATGGTTCTTACCAATAATAAGCACAGGCTCATTGAAATCAAGATTGACGGTATTTGTGTTATTACCATAGGACATGAAGTTGCGTATGGTAAGTTCTTTAAATTTAATTGGTGTTGACATTATAGTTCCTCAAATATTGCTATTAGTTTGTCATTGTCTATAGACTCTGCTTTAATATTACCAAGCATAGCCACTACTTGTTTGGTTGTAGTATCCAGCTTCGCCAATTCTTCCCTGTCCATCCCAGTATCGACTAAAGCACGCATCTTGTCTGCACTTTCTTGTAGGGTTATCTCTCTTAGTTTATATTTCTTCGTAAGTTGTGCCTTTAACTTTAGACTCTGCTCATAGTTAATGTCCGTATCAACAACACAACTAACAACGGCATCCTCACGTAAAATAGATTTAGCATCAGCTATCAACGCGGATAACTCTGTTCTTATGTAGGTTGGACATTCACCCCAATCCTTAAACGTTACATCATCTAATGTATAATCGTATACCATCATTCCACGCTTAGTATCGTTTGCATCACTGAAGTCTACAGGGAACGTATTACCGATGTATGTAATATTACCTGTGGTTTGCCTTTTGTGGAAATGTCCAGAGAATATACGTCTAGGGTTTTTAAAGTTCTCGGGGTCTGGCCCATGTTCCATTTTTTTAGTATCACCAGTTATAACGAAACCTTTGAATTCAAAGTGACCAAACCACACTGGTGTCTTTAAATATTGTGCAAGTAATGAATACTCACTCTCAAATAGGAATGGACAAACTAATGCACCCTTTGGCCCCAAGTCTTCAATGATGGTGGGTGTGTTGATCATATTAAAACCTAATGAGTCAAACATGTTAGTCGAGTATACTTCGCGGGTTGTTCTGTAATATAGGTCATGATTACCAACAATGAAATATACTGGTAGTCCAAGTGCGTCAAGCATCTTAGCCCCAATTAAAGCATAGTCTAATGTAAGGCCATTGATAGCTGAACGGTTTTCAAACCAATCACCCATGAACACGATGTGATCTATTGTTGGGTCTGCTTTAACGTTGTTGCAAAACCATTCCATGAATCTAATGCAATCTTGGTTGTGTAGTTCACTGTTGTTCTTTCTACCCCAATGAATATCTGTAAAACTTGCTGCTTTATTTTTCATATAATATCCTATTAAATATACACCAATTATATCACAATTGGTGTTAAAAAAGAAGCACGTTATGTAATACTTGCTTGACATTGTTAAACTAGTGGTGTATCCTGATGGAAACTAAGGAGTGGGCATGTATAATAATGATTGGTTTTTAGAGTTATTTGGCTTTGCAGAGGGGCGGGATGCTCTTGAACGGCAAGAAAATGTACAAACCAATCTCACGTTTGATGATACTACCAACACAATGCATTCCCATGTGAACGGTAGAACTTTCACTGTTGGTAAATTAGAAACTCCTTCAGTATTAGAACTGCGTAATGCAGCCAACACATTAAAGAGATACCCCTTCAAAGGGACATGTGCTGTTATAAAGGCAGATGTTAGTGAATTGCACCGCAACACGCAAAACTGTGGGGCCACATTCCAAGCAGCATCACAGTTTAATCTATTAGAAATGATGTCTCCCCATAATAAACCATCAGATGGCATCACTAATTATGCAAACGACCATACTCAAGGCCCAGTGTGTGCAATTGAATGCGCGGCAGGAACTGTCTACCGAAACTATAATGTGCAGGGTGACAGTAGTCAAATTGATTGTCTTAAAGATGTTGGTGAAAGATTGCACCATGATAACTTATGGAATATGTCTAACGGGTATTGTATGCTTACCGACTGGGGGGTTACGTATATGAATAGCAATCAACGCATATTAAAAGATGCAATTATATTCGATAATTTGCAAGTTGGTATTCAGTATGATACTGAGGTTGTGTATAGCCAACCAAAACATAGAGTTACACAAGTGTACTGTTCAGCAATACCAGTAGCATATATGAAAAATGCACGCGGGTCACATGGTGTTAGGTTGTTTGCAAACGCAGTTCTGAAAAAATCATATGAAGCAACAGTATATGCTGCCGTATTAAATGCTGAGACTACGGGGAACCGAGATTTGTTTTTAACTTTTGTTGGTGGTGGCGCATTCGGGAATAAAGATGATGATATAATATCAGTAGTTATGACCACAGTAAGCCTTGCCAAGTCTTATGGTATAAACCCAATAGTTGTATGTTATGATAATTCCCGGTATAATCAAATGACTGAGTTATTAAACTAATGAACATATTCTACTTACACCAAGACGCAAATGAATGTGCAATTCAACACTGTGATAAACATGTAGTGAAGATGTGCACAGAATATGCCCAGTTACTTTCAACTGCCCACCGTGTTGTTGATGGTAATATGTATGTAACAAAATCTAAGAACGATAGAAACATTAAAAAGTATAGCCATCCTACATTAGATGATACTTTGTATCTTACATGTCACGTAAATCACCCATCAAACATATGGGTTAGGGAATCTGAGGCTAATTACAATTGGTTATATAACATGTGGTCTAACCTAGCAAACGAGTATAAGCACCGATACGGAAAAGATCACGCATCATATGTAAAGCTTTCATGTATTCTTGCAACACCACCAAAGAATATATCAACCACAAAAACATTTACCCAACCAACACCAGCAATGAAAAAATATCCAGAGTGTGTTGTTTCTGGTGACTCATTAAAATCATACCGAAATTTTTATTGGGAAGATAAGCGTCGGTTTGCAGTATGGACTACTCGCACAGAACCCCAATGGTGGCAAGAAAAACTAAAACATGCTACCATTGGGATTAGTGTGTAGTTATTTTACATCAGCTACAGGTTCAACGTAAACAAAGTCGTCTAGATTGAAATCAGGACTCCCAACACCATCTAGGTTAGATGTATCAGGTGCAGCCATTTCATCATTGAGAAGTTCCATTTCTTTTTGGTAATCGTCCATGTATGCGTCAGATGGTAATTCACCTAAGCTTATTAGGATAGAGTCTCGATTAAGCCTATGTTTCTTTTCTTGTGAAACATATTGCCAAAAAGTATGTTTAATTGCTTGCGTGAAGTATGCAAATGGGTTATTATATAGTTCTAGATTGAAACCACGCCAAGCACGGACGACATTGATAACTGCGACAGCTTTCATATCTTCGATATGTGAGTTATAGTCAGAGTATTCGTATCGACCACCGTAACGTTCTGCTAGTAGCATAATCATCTTGGCAAATTCATCTGTCATCTTATCCTGTTCATGACATTTCCTAAGTTCAGCCATCATATCCTTATTATTCAGATAATTTTTCTTCTTCTTTGGCTTAACTACTACTTCTTGGATTTCTTCAACCTTTTTGGTTTCGTCTTTAGCTGTTGTCATTTACTACCTTTTTATTGTTATTATTCCATTTATACCCTTATGTTATAAGGACTACCATATTATACCATATAAGTATAAGAAAGTTCAACCTTATTCACAATTTATAACTATTGTTCCGAATTATAAATATTATGGTATTCAATGAGGAATAGTAATAATGGCCACAAACTCTATAGAACCAACACAGGTTCAGTTAAGGCGTGCAACTCGTATTTTTGACGTAGCTGGGGCTGAACGGGATTTGGCAAAAATAAAAGACACACCGTATGATGTTCATAGGTTGGCATATCCTGATAGGTTAGCTGCTGCTCAAAACAATCTCACACGAAGAAGAAGTCAAGCTGGACAGGAGGCACTGGATAAGGCATCTTACAAAAATGATGTTGTTATATTTAAGCACACACCAGCCATTTCTGAATCTAGGGAAGCAGAATATGTAGACTCTGGGTTGCCGGGAGAAAGTGGTATTTTAATATACACTGTAACTAATAATAGAAGGTTTACTATTAATGCAAAATTCGTATCTAGGAGTGTAACTGAGGCCACGGCCAACTATCTGGCCGTTAATTTATTAAGATCTTGGTTGTTACCGATAAGGTCACAACATGAGACATTTGGATCACCACCATTACTCAAACTTAGTGGATACGGTACACAATTTTATGAGATACCCGTACAACTATCAAGTTTTAGTATAGCTTACCCGGACGACGTGGACTATATAAATTGTGGAGCATATAGTGTGCCAATAATACAAAGTATCGATATATCATTGATTGAGTCTCACGACCTAAAATACACACTAAGTAAAGACGCCGATGGTAACGCCATATCACAAAATGCTACCTCCGGTAATTCGTTTGACCTAGCAGCATTTAAGGTTGGAAATTTGAGAGGATGGTAAATTATGACATTTAAACTTTACACAGATAAATCATCAATGTATAAGAAAAACTCACGGTATGTTCAGGGTGGGGAGAGTTCCGTTGGTGAAAAGTTTATACGTTGGTGGGAGAGAAAAACATACGATAAAGATAATACAAGTGATGTCACCTACAACATATCTACGGTATACGCAGGTAAGCCTGATTTGATTGCATTCGACTATTATGGCAAACATGACCTTGGTTGGTTGGTGTTGCAGTATAATAGTATTGTTGATATAAATGAAGAATTAGCCGAGGGGAAGATAATATTTTTACCGTCAAAGAGTAGGGTTTTTTATGAAATATTAGGAAAGTCCGCATCTAACAGGCCACGTAAATAATATGTCTATACCAAATAACCCATTAGATGTTGGTGGTACATCAACTCACAGACACATACTTTTAGCATTTGAATACGCAGAGGATGCCGTGAAACTTGAAAGCTTTGATCCGGGTAAAGCGATAGTTGGGGAACCGCTTAAAAGTGATGCGTTTGTAGGCCAAACCATGGTGGTTGTGAATGAGACAAATGATAAACGGTTTAGTATATCGGAGGCTATGTGGGATTTTAATTATGCCCCGACAGTAGGAATAATAACATCAACAAGTGTGGGTAGAATAGTTATTTCCGATAGGCGAGTAGCGTATTCGTTTCTTGATTTTCTTCGTGTAAATCTTCTAGATACCCTCGGTAAGGGAACATCATTATCACATGTAACATTTGTATTAAAGACAATATTTTCGGTTAACTCGGATGTGGATGGTGATGAGGACCACATTTACCCCCGGCCATTTTATTTTAATATAGACAGTATAGAAACATTACCAACCAAAAAATCCGCTACACCAAAAAACCACATATTGAAAGCAATTGGTATATCAAACAGTCTTGGGTTATTGCCAGCATTATCTGAATTGAACCAGTTCACAATAACACATAAAGACGGTAACATCCACAATACGTTACCGTCATCTGGGTTTCAGGGAAGCGGCGGCGGGATTCCCACTAGATCAGACGATAACACATTTAATACATCTGAAAGAAAGAAACGGTTAGATTTATCGAAACCAATGGTAACCTTACAGGATGTATTTGAGGGGTTTGAGGCAGATTTAAATCAACAAAGGTACGCACATAAGGGGCAATTGCAACTGTGGCTTCGTGAAATACGAAGTGGTGACACTGTGGATAAAATACTAATAGCCCCGGAACAAAAAAAAGGACCAGATAAAAGCCTACCACTTACATTTAAGGTCGATTTGGATAAGGAATATAGAAATTACTTAGTAGATAACCGAAACATGCCATTCGAACAACCAGATGTAGTGCAAGATAAAAAGGGGATAAATGTTTACTCGATAAGTGCAGGATCGACTATATGCGAGGCTGTAACTAAGATCATGTACCTATCCAAGGCAATCGGCCAAGATGCAAGTGTTAAATATAAAACAACCTTCAAAACTACGATAACACCCATAAGGACAAAAACTGAATATGTTATTAATATAAAAATTCGAAAATATTTAATACCAAACAACCCTTCCGACAAAAAAACAAACACTGGTCCGGGGACTGGAATATATCCTTTACATTTTTATATAAATGATGGCCCAGAGCGCAGGCACACTGATATTGTTTCAATGAGGTCAAACATAAGATACCAGTCTGCTGATGTGGTATTGGAGCAGCAAAAAGAGAGTCCGGTTGGTGCAGGTGTCGTGTTTGCAGATAGGGAGCAATCAACAAGTGAAAGGTCACCGGAGTTGGGGTTTTATGAGACACTATATAGTGGTGTGCGAAGTTTGACAGCCCCACACGTGATAGATGGTTTAGAAAGTGCACAACAGGCTGGAAACATTTATACATTATTAGATGCAGATTCATATGACCAAACGACTAGATGTGACCTTATAATACATGGAAACCCCAACCTCATGTCAGATATGAACAGGAATCCTGCAGAAGTGGTAAGTGATGTTGATGGTGAAGTTAACTACTACCCTAAACCAGAAACTGAACCAATGTATGTAAAGCTGACAATTTTTGAAGCGCAAATTAATGTAGAGGGGATTGAGAACGATGATGTTCCCAATAGGTTTTACTTTGATGAATTTTACCACATGACTAGGGTTGTTAATGTGTTTGGAGGGGGGAAGGGTAGATCTTTTTATCAATATCTATCTCTCCAAAGAACAGATGATTTAATATAAGTGACAGATGTAGTTATGAATTATAAATATACCATATACAAGGAATAGGATTTTAATGTGAGCAGCTTAACCACATATTTTAAAGTAGTTTCACCCCAGTCACCAAATATGTCAGTATCTGATAATCAGAACTCTACTGGCACAAATGGGCTATATGGCAACTATGGTTGGTATCAGCGAATCATCCAAGGATCTACGACCCGACTAACCCGTTATCGAGAATATGATATTATGGATAATGATATCGATGTTTCCCGTGCATTGGATATTATGGCCGAAGAAATGACAGGTAATAACCCCAAGACCAGACTGCCTATGGATGTGATGATAGAGGCTGGATCAGAAGAAAACATCCCATCACACCATTTTTCAACATTACGGGCAGCACTCAAGACTTGGACTAAGGTGCATAATTGGCAGGGTGGGCGTCTATTCAGTGTAGCTAGGAATATGATTAAGTATGGTGATTGTTTCTTTGAACGTAATGATAAGAAAAACAAACCTTTTAAATTTATACACCCCAAGAATGTTGTGGGTGCTATTGTTTCAGAGGATGACATAACTGACATACGTGGTTGGTATGTTAATGGTGACTATAATGATCCAAATAATGGTGGTAGCACTGGTGCTTTCCAATCACAGGCGACTGGTGAGATGGGCGACAAGAATGTACGACCATTGGATAAGGATAAGATTGTCCGGTTCTGCATATCAGATGATATGTCGGAAGAGGCACCGTTTGGCATCTCAGTATTACGCCCAGCATATAAGGTATTCAAACAAAAAGAACTATTAGAAGATTCTATTTTAATTTATAGAATTTCTAGGGCACCAGAGAAACGAGTATTTTATATTGATGTTGGTAATCGCCCAGACAACCTAGTTCCGGGTGTATTGGAAAAATTTCGCAATCAGATTAAGCAAAAGAAAGTGCCTAGTAGATACGGTGGTAAATCACAGGTTGAGTCGGTATATAACCCACAAAGTATAAACGAAGATTTCTATTTTGCAACTAGACCAAATGGTTCGGGTTCTAAGGTAGAAACACTGCCGGGTGGTCAGGGACTTGGTGAACTAACAGAACTGGATTATTTCTATAGAAAGATGTGGCGTGCACTACGCATACCATCATCATATATTGGGTCATCTACTGAGGATGGCCAAGCTATTGGTAATGAGGGTCGTGTGGGCATAGCATATCTACAGGAAATCAAATTCTCACTCTATATACAAAGACTACAGCGATACCTAGAAGAAGTTCTTGATGCTGAATTTAAGCGTTGGTTGTATGAGGCTGAGATAAAGATAGATCCAACCATTTACAGAATAACATTACCAGAACCATCTGATTACTTCAAGTCCAGACAACAGGCCATGGACGCAGATATGCTTGCTAACCTTGGTAGTGTTGAAGGTATTGAGTATATGTCTAAGAGGTTCATACTTGAACGATATGCAGGGCTAACCAAAGATGAGATACGCATGAACGAAGACATGCTACGTAAAGAAAAGGGGTTACAGGGCACAGGTGACGATAGAGACTTACCATTGTTGTATCGCCCAGCAGATGCAGAGGCTGGTGGGTTTGAAGGTGGGATGGGCGGTGGATCACCATTTGGTGGATCAGGTGGCGAAGAAGGTGGTGGTGATATGGACGGCGGTGACGATATGGACGCTGATAACCCAGATGATCCTGCTGGACCAGAAGGTGACGGTAACACCCCAACCGGTG